ATTGGGGGAGGGGGTGGTTTTTTAGCGAATGCCCCCCCATACCATCTCGTTTAAAATGTCGTCTAAAGATTGAGAGGGGTCATCATTTATGATTTCCTCATCCTTATTTCCATATTTCTTAACGTAGATGTTACGAAAGTCGTACTTGATGATCTCATCGATCGCTCTTTCGTACTCTCTTTCCTTCTCGATCTCACTCATAGCCGGCGAGATCTTCGCAATGCGATCGAGGTACGCATCTGAATAGTAACCCATCTCAGTGTCAAAGCCCAACCATTGGTCGTAGTCTTCGATCTTGTCGTATGGATTGTCAACAGTAGTCAAGTAACAGAACTGATTCTTGTCCATAGAGAAAATTGGGCTCCTTTCCTTTAGTCTTTGTTCTTCAGATAATAGAGTACTGTAGAAATCGGTACATTAAGGGCATCAGCAATTTCCTGATTCGTATACCCGGAACGGTTCAATGCCAGCAAACGGGTCTTCTTCGCACTGCTCAAAGAATTTGATGAGCGCGGAGTAGCATATTCCCGAATGGTATTTGTATCCGTAGCATCTAATATTTGCTTCAGGAAATTGTCAGAAATAGCTCCAGCCTGGATCGCTGCCCACTCAGAAGGTTCGATATCGATCTTATACCGCTGAGCACCGACATCGATTCGGGCTGAAGTAAGGTACTGCTGAGCCAGCTTACCGCGTTCCTTCTTGTCATCACGCAAAGAAGGCTCACGACGGAAAGCATCTTCAAGCATCACGTTAGCACGGCGTTGTGCTTCACGTTCACGAGGCGCATTCAACCGAGACCGCTCAAGCTTCTCCTTAAGAGACTTCACTTCAGCCTCGAACACCTTTGCAGCGGAAGGACTGTACTCAAGCTTCGGAGTGTTGAACTTGTACTCCTTACGTGCCTGATTGGCAAGAGCCTTCAGCTGTGAAGCGTAGCGTGCATAGAGCATCTCAGTAGGATGCTGTCTTTCAGAAACCAGAGAATATGGATCGTCAGTCTCCAGCATGCGCACACTCTGCTGAGTACGGATCTTAGGCTTGCCATTCTTATCCACATAGTGCGCATCATAGGCCTCTTTCCAGATCTTCTTACCTGTGTCCTCGTCGATAGAAAATTCACCACGACGCTTGGTCACAGGAACCTGGTTCTTAGACCGTGTGACGATCGTACCGGCACCATGACGCCAGTGACCGTCTTCATCATAGTGACCCTGATATTTGTCCTTAAGCTCCTGAATTTTATTCTCTTCTTCAGATAATTTCCAGTTAAGCTTGTGCTTCTTTGCATCGATGACGACCATAGAGTGCTTGACAGCACGAGCCACTTCATCATCGGTAGCGCCTGCAAGGGTCATGTCCATGATTAAATTCGTAATTTTCCCCATCTCCACATCAGTACGCTGCATATATTTCATGCCTGGTACTTCAGGATATTTCATCTGAGGATCGAAGTCTTTCAACTGATCCAAATATTTAGAGTGAGAAATATTCACTTTTGAGGAAATTGGGATCACCATAACGGTATCGCCGTCGAAGTCCGCACCGGATAATTGCTTGGCGACTTCTGCATTAATACCGACAGCATCAGTAGGATTCTTGGTCAGTCTGGAAATTCCTTCCTTGTTCTTGTTATTGACCTTCAGGACAGGGATCTCAAAAATACCGCCATGAGGGTAACGCACAAGAGCGACCTGTTCTCCGTCTTTAAAATTCGGAGCATAAATTTCCGTATCCTTCAAAGAGGAAATTGGAATAATAACCTGGAACCGCTGACGCGGAAGAGCGGCAGCATCCAGATGAACGGATGTTGCGTCGCAGTCTTCAGCAAAAGATTCTAATAATCGCCGCTTGACAGTCGGATTTGTTAAATTACAAATATCCTCATATTCAGCATATTTATCGGCGATCGACAGATCCAGCTGATTTTTAATTAATTTCATATTTTGCTTGGACAAAAATTGAGAAGGCAAAGATTTGGACCAGTCATTCCAGTCACCTTCATCTGCCCGTTTATTAATTAACGATAAATGTTTTTTACCCTTCTCATCTGTCCATTCACTTTGACCTTTCGGACCGATATAAGAACCGAAAGGATTTGTCGGGTCAGGCTTAATATCCTTAAGTGCTTTACCACTGGCTTTAGAATAATGGGAATTCACCACCATATCGTAACCATCTGGTATCTCATCAGAATAAGCTGCCATACCTTTAATATATTTATTCCCATCGACAAGAACACGGATCTGAGAATATCGGGAATTGCCCAGCGATAAATCAGGAACATTTCTCCGTATCTCAATTAATCCGTCTTTCTTGTCACCGCCGTCTTCAGCGTAGCGGAAATAAATTCGCTTGGAATCCATGCTCTCGGGATATCGGAATTTGGAGAGAGTTTCACCATTGTCATGAGAGTAATATTCTGAGGCATAATCCTGCAGAGATGAAATTTCGTCGTAACGATATGCCTGGTTTTTCGGAGCTCCGGGAGGACACAATACTTTCAAAGTTGTACGCTGCCCATGTTCATTAGTTACCTGAGGCATAGATCCGACACGAACTTCATAACCTTGTTCTTTTAAAATATCGACGGCCTGCATGAGCTTCTCTTTGGAAATACCTAGCTCACGGTTGACTTCGGTACCGATATCGATCGGACCTTTATCGTCGACAATTGTCTTTAAATGATCTGCGACCTGCTGTGCTTTCTGCGCACGGGCCATTGTCTGCTCATTCATCATCGCCCGGAATGTTGAATCAGAAATACCCATTCGGCGGGATGCTTCAGCAGGAGTCAAACCATCATCCAATAATGCTTGACCCCAATGCATCCGGTAAGACCGAATATCGTTATTGGCTTTGCGCAGTGCGCTTCGCAGTTCGCTTGTAGTCTCGTAACCGCATCGTCTTGCGATCTCGATTTCGTCGTATCCCTTTTTTCGCAGTTTGATCACACGGTTGCGAAAATCGATTTCATGTTGATAAGGATCATCACCGGATCCCCAGGGATATCGACCTGAGTGCCGCTTGGTGCCATAATGCATCAAAATATCCTTAGCAGTATCATTGTTCAGTTGCCGGGCGATTGCCAGCATAATGTCTTCTGCAATATAGTTCATCAAGCCTCACTCTCCTTATACTGGATTTCTTTTAAAATTTTGTCGAAAGTTTTGATCTTTTCCATTATGTCGGAAATATCCTCAGGATCAGCTTCTTCGATAACTACTTCGTTGCTCTGATAAATTCGCAGTTCAGTCACAATGTCATGCGGATTGTAGTGATACTCCAGACAGAATAACGCAGCATAAATATAGAGCTGTTCCATATGTGCCGGAGTTGCTCCGGTCTTAAGATCGTGGATCCGCAGCATGTTCTTCCGAAAACAGATCGCATCAGCAGTGCCGAAGCAAAATTCCGAATAATAGAGGATCTGCTCGGATCTCATCTTGTAACCGATTGCGTCATTCACAAACATATTCAAAGTCAATTGAGATTTCGGAAGACGCTGATTCAGCTTGATACACTGCGAAGCAAAATCATGCAGCATTGTGCCGCGCTCTTTTGCCAGATCGTTTCGATATACTTCAACGAGCTTTTCTTCATCATAGTTGATCCAATGGTACTTGCTCGCACCTAAAAATGCGTGCATCCCTTCAAGCTTCGAATGATCGTTGAAGTTCATGGATAACTTTCTCCTTGTTGCCGGGATATACGAATCTGGAAAATGACATTTCATTCAACAGATCCACATAAAATTCCTGGTTAGGTTGTTTACGTTCTTTTTCAGATTTCTTGCATTCAAGTGCAGCCCATTTGTCTCTGTATAAAATCAGCACATCCGGAAATCCCTGAATGTAAGAATCGATCTTTTGCACAATTGCTCCCGGAAATGTTTCTTTCAGTTCCTTGATCAACTGCGCTTGAAAATTTCGTTCCAGCATATGTATCCTTTTTTGTAAAAAATAAGAGGCCATGAACCTAACATGATCCATGGCCTTGTAGAAAGGAGTGTAATGAACAACTATGCTAATCGGCTTATACCAATAACACACATTACAAAAAAAAAGAGAAGTCGATGATATATTCTCCTTCTCTCTATAATAGGACATGTAAATTTCGCAATTACTAAAAATCGCTCAAATTCTGTCTTCTCTTTCATCCAAATCTTTTTGATGACCGCGATGACAAATAATGCACTGCGGATAATTCGTTTTGCATCCGTAGCATTCCGGACCATAAGCTTCTACATACTCATCAAGAAATTCCTGTCTGCTGATCTGGTCCTTGCATCTTGGGCAAATATACTTTCCGGTCTGTGAATCCCAAACCATATATACTCCGCAGCAATCAGTAAGAACACCATTGCCATCCTGATCATACACTTCTTCATATCGGTCACCCATCAGGGCACCGAGATCATAATCGATTGACATCTAAAAATTAAAACCTCCATTAAAGCGTTTCTGTCATTGATTATAACATCCGTCACTCTTTTGGAGGTTTTTAAAAATCGTCCGTACGACCTTAATCAGACCTTTCGGCAACCTTAATCAGACGTTAATCAGCCCTGATTTCCGGACCTTCAAATCAGCAGAAAAAATCCCCGATTTTTAAGTCCGTGGCCAAAAACCCACCTACTTTCTAATTCTTTTTAAAATTTATTTATCTTTTTTAAAATTAATAAGGGAAAAGGGTGGGTTTTTGGCCACAAAGCCATTTTTTGCCGATTTTTACGAGTAAATTTGCCATTTTTTCGTGGCCACCCTGTCAAAAAAAATTGGCCAATTGGCCACTTTTTTTGGCCAAAATGCAAATTTTTCACTTTTTGGTCATCTTCCGGATCCAAACTTTTGCAAAAAAGGCGGCCAATTCAAGATTTTTGGCCACAAAATTGGCCACGGATTTTTGACCATTTTTCAGATCAGTTTTCATCAAAAATCCCGTATTGTTCATGCCGTCCTTTTCTGCGTTCACCGTCAGAATATCGTCGTCCATTCTTCCTCTTGGTTTTTACTTTTTTCATTGTTTCCATGTCCGCCGGTTCATATAAACCATCACTGCTGATGCGGATTCGTCCCTGCTCCAACATAGCATAAATATCATCATGGAGAACTTCGCTGCAATCCTTGATCCCTTTGTAAGCACAGCTGTAACAAAGCGGCTCATCATACTGCATGCAGCAGGAGCTTCCCCATAATATGTCATGGATACTTTTCATTTACCATTCATCCGAATCATAAGTTTCATTATCAATAATAAAATTCCCGTACGAACGAGCTGCGTCCGTACCTTTGATGTAGATCAAAAACTGCATAAATTCATTCAGATAAATAGCAGCTGATTTGACCGCTCTATAATCATCTGAAGTTTTATCCCAATCTTTGCAGATATCATCCAACCGGTCGCGAGTTTCACGAATAGTATTTTCCGTAATCATTTATGATTCCATTTCTTTTTATGAAAATCTTTTTTCTCTTCTTCAGGCTCAGTTTCTTCGGCCATTTCCTTTAGTTTTTCAGCGATTGTATCAACCGCATCATCAAAAATACCTGGAAGCATTGGCTGTACTTTTTGCTGTTCAGCTTGCTGATGTTTCAATTCCTGTTTCAGGAAATACTGAATATCATTGTTAAGCCGGGCAACACAGTTACCAAGCTTATCTTCTTCATCATTATACGGACAATGTTCGCAGTCCATCAGGCTCTGTCTTCCGATTGCTGCAATGTCACAGCAGAAATGCCCGTCAATGGCATCCTGCACGGTTCTGAATGCATTCATCAAAAAATCTCCTTAAATACCTTGTTTGATCTCATAAGCTTCCCAGAGAGCTCCTTTGCCCTCTTCCAGAATAAGGAAATCCTCATCACTGTAATTCTTTACAACAACAGCCCATTTATCATCTACCCGATCCATTCCGACGATCTTCAGAACTTCTTCGGTAAACGGGTCTTCACTCTTTTGAGGATATGGGTAGATCACCCAAATATAATGATCTACCATTTCGGGACTGGTCAGTTCAGACCAGGTCAAAGGTTTCCAGCTGTTTAAAATAGGAAGCCAATTAATCTGCGTCGTCAGCTCCATCTGTCTCCTCGATCTCAGGCTCATCTTCAGGTTCGACTAAAGTAACGGAATCTAAAATATGATTCCAGGATTCAATATCTGCAATGTCTTCCGCTTCCGGCATCTCAGTCGCACAGATAATGAGAAATTGCCGGCAGAAGTTTTCATGAGTGTCGTCCGTATAAGCAACCATACACGGAGCCAGTTGATTCGGGAGTTCATCATACTGCTTTCTGAATATCAAGCCTGTAGGATCTTCCACATGGCCGTAGATAAAGATCCAGTCTTCAATATAGCGCTGTGCGTCAAAAATACCGATCTCAATAAAGTTTGTCATCTGCATCGTGTCCTTTGGATTGGACAGATCACTGAAGTATTCAGCTAAATATAAATTCATTTAATTCTCCTTGTGTGTATCCGGAAGTTCGTTGCTTTTGAGCCATTCGGCTTTGAGAATATCATTCTGGTAATCCAGGATCCAATCTGCTGCGGCATCATCACAGCTATCATCATCGGTCGCATGGATGAGGAGGGTGATGTTATGCAGCTCGTTGTAAATATCAGGGATCGAGACAGAATAAGCAATTACGTAATTTTGCTTATTAGGTTTTGGTCCGATGATCTCCCAGTTTGTTGTCGGGTAGCATGACTTGGCGAAATGTTCATAAGCCTCGTCCGCATGCCAAATATCAAAAGCCATCTCTTCAGACGGGGTGATGACAGTCTTTTCGTCATTCATATTAAGCGGGATTTTCAACAGATAGTACATTACGCCTCTATGTCCTTACGAGCTTTTTCAATTCTTTTAACACAAATATCACTTATCCGTTTCAGGATCCAGTTGTAATGAGCACGGACCTCGTCTTCGGTAAGTTCATCCTCGGAAATATCAATTAGATGTTCCCAGATCAACATCTCGATTAATTCAGGATAGTTATTATTTGTAGTGTATGCAGAATAATGGGATATCTCGTTTTTATCTCTGTCATAAACCAAAAACAGATAATTCAGATTCCCATCCTTACGAGTCTTAGGATCCATTGCTGCACGTTCACGAAGTTTCTTTGTGAATTCGTCAAAAATGTTTTTACGTTGAGTTTGTGTTTGAAATATCATTCTTTCCACTCCAGTTTGCATCCGCAATAAGAACAATAATTGTCGCCTTCAATAACATCTGTACCGCAGTAATCACATTCGCCGATCAGATGCTGCGTCATAAATTCGTCATAATTACTATAGTCGACCCGCTGCTGGATCACTTTTGCAGGCTTTTTTCTTGCCTTTATCTCCTCATAAGTCTTTCGGATAACTTGTGTCCAGCGATGGCAGCAGTGTTGTTTTTGGTCGTATTCCTTGCAGTCATGGCACCATTCATGAAATTCGTAATCCGGATTACTGGCTGACGGCATCTCTATTACATCGCCAGGATCAATACATCGGTGAGAGTATTCAGATCCATCTATAGTCACAACGGAAATATCTTTTGCAAGAGCTAATACCGCTCTTCTTTCAACAAGATCATTCATCAGTATCTCCGATTCGTTCAATACATGCATAAATACCATCAGGCAGTGTTCCGTTAAAAACATAGCCATTGGTAATAAGGTAGTTGTTATACATATCACTGATCTCGTTCATACGAGTCTTTACACGCTCATGGATCTCCTGAATCTTGGGCCTATCACTGTCGGCAGTCTCATTATAGAGTTCCAGATCAGATTCCCATAGTTCAATATATCTTCGGCACATTTCCTCAACACGAGCGATCTGATCCGCGGTAACGCCATCAAATATCACAGTCGGTGTCGGGTCCGGATTCATTGCTGCTTTCGGTGGACCGAAGAAAAATACGAGAATACCAAGAACACCGATCGCAACGAACATACATTTCCATAAATCGTCAAATGTCTTCACGGAACATATACCCCTTCATAGTCAATCCTGGTATAAGAATAAGGACTTTCACACTTTGCCATTTTATGAAACTCATCCAGGCCTTTGCTTTTAATGCAGATAAGAAACTGAACAATCAGTTTGTCAGTCTCCGGATGAAAATACCGGCCTTTCCGCATTTTTATGTAATGGTTCATCGGTGAATCCTGCGTCCATGCTTCTTTCTGGTAAGCTTTTCCTGCGCCGATCCAATCGCATACCATTTCAACAACATATTGATATGGGATCTTATTTGTGATCACGCCTCCATCAGCTTCTGCAAAGTCTGTCCAGAATTCCCAATGATGCGGGTTGCAGCCTTTATGATGCAGCCATGCAAAAGAATAACCGCAGGCTTCTTTTTCTGCTTCGATCGGACTTCTATCACCTTGAAAATACTTTGCAGAAGGAATAAACTCAGTCGCACTGAATTTAGACAGATCATGGATGATCCCCTGCCAGGTAATACCGCAAGCCCGGCACTCCTGGTAAACGTAATACTTATGGCGGCATATGGTTTTAAAATGTTTCCATGCCATTTCAATCGTTTTCATTCGGATCCTCTTTCGGACTTTTTTGGTTGTAAGGCAGCTGAAAATCCAGAAGGATCTGCACCTGCCTGGTGTTCTGTGCTAATACAAGCAGCATGTTATTCTGATCTTTTGCTTTAATGATCGCATGGTATTGCATATTGAGAAGATCATCGTAAATATCAGAATAGATACGGCAGGCATAATCTCTATCCTGCATATAATCTTTTGTCTCATCTGATAAATAATCGATCTCATAGCATTCATTGATCCTAAGGATCGGTTGATCGCCGGAAAATAGTTTTCCGCTTAAGCTCCAGTATCTATCCACCCTCGACCTCTTTGATTAATTGGATAACTTCCGGCAGCGAAATATCAAGGATCTCCGCAATGTCTTCCGGGAAGAAGCCTTCATCCAGATACTCATAGATCTTCAGTTTCAGTTCGTTCTTGTTGTACTTCGTCGGCATTTTCTTTCTCCGGTTTCTTATGCTTTGGCATTTTGCTATCGGGGAATTTGTAATCAAATTCGGCATGAATCCGAAAAATATAATGATTCTTCTCTAAGAACATGTCACGGTAACCTGATGGAAATTTACATTCCTCTCGCTTATCAAGAATTTTGTATACGGCTTCACCCATATAATGCCCGAGCATCAGTTCCAGTATGTTCATCAGATGATCACGGTTGTCGCAAAGAAAATCCCTGTGAAAGTCAGCTTCGTAATCGATACGCAGCATAACAGGTTTACTGATAGCAGAAACTTGTTTCATAAATATCAATCTCCTAATAGGCTAATAGTGGTTGGAACGGAGAGGGAGCAGCCGATACGGCTTTTGATTTACCGCTTGTCATCGCTTTTGGGGAATTAAGAAAGGTCTTGACCTTCTTTAAAATATCAAGGCTCTTCGGCCCGATCCCATAGATCTTCTCCAGTTTTTCATCCGGAGTTGAGGCAAGCAGCCGCATGGACCAGATATCTTCCCGCTTAAGGCTCGAAGCGATACGACGGGCATCATTCTTACGAACATATTTCGACAGCAAGCTTACCAAATCGTTGTAAGCGGAAGCCTTCGCCTCACGAATATCAAGCTCCTTCATGCGGATCCTGTTCAGGGCAAGGACTTCATTATTATATAGGCCCTTGGAAGGGATAGGTTTTGCAACAAAATCATCCCAGGTCCTGATGCCATTCTCACAGAGCACCCGGTAAACATATTTGCCTCGCCGAAGGCTGCCGGTCCGTTCCAGACATTCCTGCAGTGTGTAACACATTTGTGGTTCCTTTCATTTAAAAATAATGAGGGCTTGTAAAATTTACAAACCCTCTTTGCGTTTATCCGGAGTCAGAACTTAGTTCTGCTGCTTGGTGTTCTCGAGATCGTCAAGAGCCATGTTGATGCGCTGGAATTCGCGGTATTCTGCAGAAGTATATTTATTATTATTGATGTTGCTTCTATGCGCACGATATTTCTTGATCGCAAGATTCTCCATCGCATTTCGATAAAGTTTTGTATCTCCTGTATAAAGAATATAAGGATTGAAGTCCGGTCCATTGACATTCAGATGAAGAAGCTCAACCATATCCCCTACAGTTAAATAACCCTGTTCATAGAACTTGTTCTTCAGCTTCTTTTTCAGATTGCTGAGATCTCTTTCAAACCTTTCATCCGGTACTTTCTGTTCTTCTTCCACTTTCGTCTCCTCATCTTTCCAGATACTAGGACAGTCCTCATCACAGCGAACGTGGCTGAGCAGTTTCCAATTCACGCCGTCATAAAAATATAATGCTGCATCATAAGAATGTGATTCACAAGGCATAAGTTTTCTCCTTAAAATACATAATCAGACATATACGATCTTCCGCCGGATGCTTTGGCGGAAACACCGGAAACATAACCCATAAAGCTCATCAGATCCTTTGCGGATACCTGCTTTTTACGGTTTCGTTTCGGTTTGTAGGTTTTATTGCAATAAGCTTTCGCACGTTCCAGAGCATGAGCATACCCCATTGCCTTTACGGCAAGGCGCACATGGCGTTTGCCGTCTTTTTCCTGAGACAAATACTCCTGAACATCTGGGCATGTCGCCTTATCAAGATTGATCATCTTATGCGGTTTCCGGGATATGATCGCTTCCATATCCTTTCGTGTTTGATGGACCGGCTCACTGTATTTTGTGATCCCGTCATCCCAGGCCTGATTCTTCTTGTCAAAATCACCGTAAGCGTAAATCGTATAGAACATGCTCATTTTTCGTATTCCTTTGTAATAGCTTTTACAAAATCATCTTTGGACTCTTTGGAAATTTCACAGCACATTTCATAGAACTTATTAATTTCATCCATTGACAAATCAAGTTGTCCACATGGCGGATAAGTTGTGAAACAGCTATATAGTTTTCCTTTTGCCAGCATGTAGCCGTAAGCATCTTCATGAAGTTTGCTCGCATTATACTTTTTTTGCAGATCTTCCTTTACCTTACGAATATGATTGATCGTAGCCTCTAACGAGGTATCGATCTCGTCAAAGTCCCGACTGGTAAATTCGTCGCTTTCATAGCAGTCCAACTCTTCATGCAGAATACCGAAATCATTGCTCAGATCATCCTCTAATGATCCGAGAGCTGTCCATAAATTTTTATAATCTTCCAAGGCGGCACGTGCTCTTCTTTCGAATTCATCGAGCTTTTCCATTTTGCTGTCATAAACAGCCTGTTCTTTTGTTTTGATAGTAGTAGCCATTTGTTTCCTTTCGTTCCTAAATATCAATTACTGACCGTCAGCTGGCACTTCGACAGGGATCTCGATCTCAGCCGCGGGTTCTTCAGTTACTGTGATCTCTTCGGTCACTTCGGTTTCTTTCGGAGCAAACATCCAAACCTGGTTTTTCCAGGCAAAAACTCCGCCGATCAGACCGGCGACAACAATAGCTAACAGGACAACAAACAAAACTTTTTTCATAATGATCTCCTCATTAAAATATAAAAGGCCGCGTACTTACGACCTTAGTTTAAAAAGCAAAAGCCCTTGCGGGCTTTTCTAAATCAAATCTTCTTTCTTGTAATACACTTTCATGTATAAACCAGATTCTTTCATCTGCTTCGCTGCATCAACAGCGGTCTGATAATCCCTAAAAACTAACACATTAGGGCGATGCTGTGCATCAACAATACCACAAACAACATAAACTTCCATTTTTCCTCCATTGAAGAGAGCTTAATATAGTTTTCTCTCTTCATTAGAGGCTATGTAAAAATCGTTATTCGGATTTCTTTAAATTATCAAGTTCAGACATGATCGTCTCATTCTGATACTCAAGCATCAGGATATGGCTCTCTGCATTGGCCAGACGCTCACTCAGAGAAGCGACAAGATTGTCTTCTTCACAATCATTCTCTTCATCTTCCTGACTTGACAATTCATTGATCTTATGATCCAGGAATGCAATGTCTTTCGGGATCCCTGTATTAACTTTGTACTGAATATCATTCCATTCATCAAAGAAAGTAATGATCCATGCGACAAGAAGAACTGCACCTACTATGCATGCTGCGAAACCAATTATCTCAAAAAATCCCATTTTTCCTCATCCATAAAATTCACTGTGTCTGCCTTCAATGTACCGGTGAAAGATGTTCTCCCATCTGGACAATGGAATATCAAGAACTTCCTCAAGTGCAAAGGCATAAGCATAATTCTCATCAACACCGTTCTCGATCATCTTTTGATACTCTGTCCAAAGACGGTCAAGAAGCTTTTCATCCTTCAGCAGTTTTTTCTTGCTGACAAGTTTCCGCCAGAATACCGTATCCGGTGTACTGTTGATACAGTCCAGCAAATCCTCATAGTATTGTTCCTGTAATATCATACTTTTACCACCCGCAGATGATTCGGATCATAACCATACTGCTGCACCATCTCCTGTGCATAACCGAGAGCTTCCTCTACTGTTTCAAAGCGCGGTGTCCATACAACTCCGGCACGCTCATTATCCGCATAGCACATAAAGCTTGTCCGATAGTAATACTTTACTGCAAACATAAAGTTCTCCTGAAAATATAAAAGACGGCTTCCGAACACAACAAAGCACGGGTGTACTTACAACCCTGACGGTAGTCAACCTAGATCTTCTAAAATGTTTTAGATTGCTGTATGTGCTTTTAACGTATTCGGAAGCCTGCGGTAAATATCAATCCGAGACGATGCGCTTCATCATCTCAAGGATTGTAAGTACTTCTTCAACAGTTTTGACATTGCGGACTGTATACGATACAAATTCTCCATCATCGTCAACACTGAGATGGACACTCATACCATCATCTGAATCATGATCATGCGTCTCATGAATATAAGAAGGAGCTGTCTCGACCGGAACTTCTGATGGATTTGGACAAAGTTCATCTTCTGCGGTTTTGAACCATTTCATCCCACCCATCATTGCAGCTGTCTGCTCTTCATTCGGAAGCGGAACATGAAAAAGTTTTCCGGTATCAATAGTGTAAGTGTAATCGTTCGTAACTACACGATTTAATGAAGTAGCTTCTACCTCATGCGGACTTTTGGAGTAGTCAATATCAAAAGACATGTTTCTCTCCGGTCTTGTTGTTCTCAGCAGTTACCGTAAAACTGTTTTTTCCAAGGATGCCATCTGTCAATGCTCCGATGATCCCGAGGGGAACCATCATCAGAATGCATCCGAGACCTTTACCGACACGTACCCAATTTGCCAAATATCTATTCATTTCGTTCCTTCCTTTTCTAATTCAGCGATTGCTTTATCGATCTTTTTTTCACGGGACTTTTTTACTGTATCTGCAATGCCTTGAAAAAAGTCAACCGACATATGACTTGTTATAAGTACATTACTTTTGCCGGTAATTCCGCTGACAATCGTATATAGAATGACCATAATTAGGATAACCATATATATACTGACAAGGACAATACCTTCCCACCAGTTTTTCAGATAGTCAATAAAGCCTTTAAAGAAGTCTTTCATTATTCTCATCTCCCGGAATAATAATCAGTAATCCTATACACCGTACCGTCTTTCATTGTTATTACAGTACCGTTTTCTTGTATTTTACAAATATCATCTGGTGTGTAGATCTTGCCACCAAGTATTATGGTTTCGATCTTTCTTAATTCACCATCTGTATTTTTGACATACATCTTCATTGCTCGCCTTGCTTTTTTATAGTAAGCCAATCTGAATCATCAAATACTTCTATTCTTTCAGCTCCGTCATATTCACGGATCTTAAACATTGTTCCCGGTGAAACTTTTCGGATCCTACAGTCATAAAATCCACCAAAATAGAAATTCCCAGCATAACCAATTGAATGCATGAACTCATTAAGCTTGCTGTCGGTTACGGTTTGATTAAGATGATCATATGGATCAAGATTAGCTTTGAAAAAATCGATGATCCGTTTATCAACCGCGAGATTTATCCCGTAGGCGTTCCAAGTTGACCATCCGGCTCCAAATCCGGTAGAGACCAGAACTTCAAGGTTGCCGTTTTCATCATAAGACAAGGGACAGTTTACTTTCATTATTTTCCTTTCAATTAAAAAAGAGCCTCCGCCCGCGCCATACGGAGGCATACACTATTTTCAAAGGAGGCAAAATGGTTAGAAATGGCAGTTGTTATAGCGCGGAGGAAATATCAATTACTGCATTGCATGGTCAAGGAGGATCTCGGTATAATCCTCGACAAGCTTCTTAAGGGCAGAGAATCTCTTTTCGAGTGCATCACATCGTTCAGATGGTGTTTCTGCGGAAACTTTTTGAAGAGAATCTTTGATCATTCCGATTTGATTATCTTGAGCTTTAGTATTTATTTCAAGATGATTCACTTTTTCAGTAAGCATAACTGATGCTGCGTCGACGGCATCAAAAGAATTCTTTATTTCGATATTGATCTCATTCTGTGTCTGATTAAAATCAGCCTGCAGAGACTGCCATTTGATGATCTTCTCGCTGATCTCATCAATGCGCCGGCTCATTAAAATATAAAAGAGCACGATCATCAGTAGGGCAAAGCCGAAGAAAATAGCAATAAACATATTAGTTTCACTCATATTTATTCAAGTCCTCAAATGTTTTACTAAGTTCACGAACCGCTGTGTATAAATGATCAAACTGACTAGCATAGCGGAGATTATCCCGATAAGAATCTTCAAGCAGATCGTTATACTTCTTTGTGAGATTGTCAATCCTTGCACTGATCTGAAAGAAGTAGATGACAAATATCACAGTGACAAACAGCAGCACAAACAATACTAAGGTTATTTCACTCATTTCTTTCCTTTTGTACAATAAGCATTCTTTATCAATGAGATCACATTATCGACAGAGATGTAACCTTCTTCAACATTAAGTGTTCCGGAGTGTACAAGGAGCAGCGGAGCAAAATATCCATTGACCTTAAATGCGCATCCTTCAACCTTGTTTTCATAGGTTTTAAAGAAAAGAACCCACAGATTGTCTGCGGGTATCCATTCCGTTTCATGCCAGATCCCAAGATCAGCGAGTTTTCTGCAGATGATCTCTGCATTAAGATTGATCAGTACCGGGGGCATACTCTTTCGCTTTCTCCAGTGTTTTATCCACGGTATTAAAGAATTTATCTCTGTATTCCTGGTCAAAGCATTTGTTGTATGACTGATAATAAATATCAGGTTCACTGGAGCACATTTCTTTTGGAAGAAGCAGCACCTCCAATAAGGATATACGCTTCTGTGCTCTTTTCAGCATTTCATTATCTAACAATGATGCTTTTCTGTAATTGTCAAGCATCTTCAGCAACACAATATCTACAGCAAACAGGGCTAGTAAAACACAAATCAGAGTAATGTTCATATTACCTCCAAATATAATTCTGGTAGATCTGTTTCACGGCAGCCACAGAACCGGAGCCGAAATGCGGAATCTTACAGACCTCTTCATATTCAAGATCCGAAAGATCAGTTAATGTATTTACGCCATACTTGTAAAGAGTATTGGTGATCCGGCTCTTCTGGACCTGCGTGAGCTTCATGCCCTTAACGACATCACGGATGCTGTACATCGGGATGTTTTCCCGAATGATCTTGGCGTTGTCAACTTCGCCGTAATACTTCTGACGAAGTTTGACCAAAAGAGATGCTGATGCCGGACCGATATCCTTGATGTCACAAAGGTCATCAAATGTCTTTCCTTTGATACTCTCAAAGGTTGTCAGATTATTCTTCTCAAGAGTATTGAGAAGATTGTGTTTCCGAAATTGAGAGAAATCAGATTCCTGTACTACATCGATCAATTCCTTTTTCTTCGGATTCCGATCGACAGACTGCTGAAGCTCCTCATCCGGAGGGGGTGTCTGACGGTTGTAAAGACCATGCAGTTCGACCTTGAGGTCGTGAATATCATTCAGCGCTTTCCCATGGGAGCTCTGAAAGTACTTCTGCATCCGTTCGAGATCGGCAACGCGCTTTGTCATTCCCTGTTCTTCACTGCCGTTCCATTCATGGGTGATGGATGCAACACTGTTGCTTAATTCTTCAACACGAAGTTTTACGGTTTCCGTCATAGTTTCGAGATTTTTAAGATTTCCGGCAATTGTTTCAAACTTTTCTGAAAGCTCAGACAGTCTTTGATTCAGTTCTTCTACCGTACCGGCCTCAGCCCCGCCAAGCATAGAGATAATAGACATGTGTTTCCTTTCGTTTTAAAAACAAAAAGCCCACGTATTGTGGACTTTGAACTTACGAGCTAAAATATCAATCCTGTTCCGGATCAGGCCCATCCAAATAGTTATACTTTGATGGCGCCACGATCAGCATAGGAAAGTTTTCGGAATATCCATCGTTTTCGATCAGATCCTGAGCAACGGATCCGACCCGTCCCAACGGGACATACATCATAAATTCCTGTAGTATTTTTTCTTCACGGTTCTTTGCACCTTTTTTCAAACCGTATTTATACCCTCCGAAACCGCACCCGGCTCCTATGAGGATGATCAGTAAAACTGCCAACCAAATATCCATGAGTCATTCTTGCCTCCTTCACTATTCACCAAGTATACCAAAAAACAAGAGCCCTTGCGGGCTTATTCAACGACCGGTCTTTGATACACAAAGGCCAGGCCAAACTTTTCTAATAGATCTTCACCATCCGGTGAATTCCGAAATTTGTTTGTTTCGAACGCCTTATTGCAGGCTTTTTCTTCATCGGCGTATAAGCCGATAATGTTATACAAATCTTTTACGATATAAATGACCATAATGGTCCTCCTTTCTCGTAAAAGGAGATGTAAAAATAAAGAGCCCATGCGGGCTCATTTTGCACTAATAAGTGCGTAACTGGACTCTAGTCCAGATGTCTTTCGGGGACGAAGCCCCTTTAAATTTTTCCTCGTACTTTGGATCGTACGGGATTTCGACATACTGAACGCCTTTTGCGTTCATTTTTACAACAGACCCTTTCGGGTACATTGATAAATCAATTTTCTTTTCCATTTTTCCTCCTAATAATTTAGAGCCGCTTACAACGTACTCTTTCATTAGAGGCCATGTAAATTACACGAAATGAAAAAGCTTCAGGATAAGTAAATTCGTAATTCCTTCTTTCGTCATCGTATCCTTTGCACTAATACGAGTCCTCTCGATCAGGGTGCAAACCCACCGAGCGTCCTTACGAGACTTTACTATCCTTTCTATTAAAGGCTATGTTTTAATTGCGATTGCTTTCTTTAAGGTCCTCGCAGATCTAACCTAGAATAGAAATATCTAATCTAGAATAGAACCGTCCATTTTTTCTTCCAGATTATGCCGCCCGATAAAGAACTTTTCAGGCTCTACTTTTCGGCCGATAATATAATAGCGGTCCCTCATTTTGGGATCCTGCTCGATCTGCGATGCGATGTATTCATCGGCATAATGCCTTGCTTTGAAAACTTTGTCGATCACGACTTCAGCATTGTTTTCAAAATTTTGTTCCTTTAACACAATATATACTTTTTTCATTCAAGAATCCTATAAATCAACAATTTACCATCAAAGAATTTCATAGTAATGAACTGCGGATATGTACCCGGAAGATCGGTATCAATCATTTTTGCCATTGGTAATTGCAGAACATGTGAATCTTCGCATTTATGCGCTTTTTCTTCTTCATCATAAATACGTCCGCATACTTCGCATTTATAAGCAACTTGATTTGTAATCTTTTTCATAAGTAATTGCAGTCGCTCCATGAATCGAACCAGTTCTGCTGATCTTTAAGCCGCTTCTCCTGATGGATGTTGGCTTTTACATACCCGGTCAAAATATCAATCGTATCCTGCATCAGGTTTGTATGATGACAATAGTATCTGGGCAGTTCTCCGGTAAGAAGAGCAGGGACTTCCATATAAGGGCATTCCGTACATTTTCGATTGCTTGTAAAAGGAACAGGCTGCTCACCGTTCAGCCCTTTACAACACTTTAAACCTTTTAATACTTTTCCAAGTTCTGTCATTTAAAACTCCACATCAGGTTCATGAACTCTGTCATCGCTTTCTTCGGGTCTTCATACTGAGAAAAATCTTCCAGGATCTCACCAGTATCATAATCAAGCAGTTTCTGCTTATCCACATCCAGGTAGATATTGGACCCGGCAGGAAGGTCATCCGGATCTACTTTCCAGGCAGACATCCAGCCGAATTTCTTTTCCTGTTGTTTTTTCTGAATGCCGTTGATCAAAGCCGTAACACCGCCGATGATCCCGAAAACAATAACAGACGCTGCAAACTTTACAGGATTAAACTTGTTTTCCATTTGTTTCCCTTCGTTAAAAAAGAAAAGCCCTTGCGGGCTTAAATTTTTATCGATCTAAAATATCACCAAACCCATGCAGGGTTTCATTAATTCTTGATCTTTCTTCATTATCTTTCTGGACTTTTTCCAGCGCTTCCAGCCGCGCCTGCCAGCGAGCTTTACATCCCGCTATATTTTCAGCTTCACGAATTTCCCTTTCGTGTTTGTAACGGGCCTGATCGACCCATTCATAAATTGTTTTAACAACAAACGTCACACAAGCGACAATAAACATAATATACATTACTTCTTCCATTTTTTCCTTTCTACTAACAACTAAGAGAAGATCATCCTTGTCTCCTCCGTTATAGAACATGCAAATCTTGGGAGAAAATAAAGAGGGTAAGAACCCTCAAAATAGTATTCCGGGAAGTATCCCGGCGCATTCGCACATAGCCCAGACAAAGGCTATAGTAAACAATAATCCTCCAATAAAACCAAATATCTTTTTCATTTTATTTTCCTCCATTAGAGGACATGAAATTATAGTGATTATGTTCTATGCCGATTCTGCAAAGCTCTTCTCATTGAAGTTCTTCTTCGCTTTCAGCGCTTTCAGGATCGCCATATCGATGCTGCTGTGGGACTTTAAGTGATAGTAGTAAAGATGTTTGTAAGGCGTATTAAGTCGGTCGATTCGTCCGGACGCCTGCAGCATGACTTTATACGAATAGTTCTGGCTAAAGAATATAATAGTGTCCGTCTCTGTGCAGTTCCATCCTTCGCATCCGGCTGTATACTGCACCAGATAGACCCACTTTTCACTGATCGGGATCGGCTCATGTTTATGGCCGTTCCATTCAGCGATCTTAACGTCTGGCCCATAATCCAAATGCTGCAGCATGGCAAGTTCGTAATCGAAGTTGTAAAATATAATAGCCTTCGGATGAGAAGCTACAATATCAAGGATCTTCCATTGACGGCTGCAGTCCGTATTTACGAGTCTTCGCAAGCAGTAACAAAGTGCTGCCGCATTCTCCATCGGTTCTTCCTTGTAAATATCCCAGCGCTTGCGGAGCATGTTCTTATACTCACCCATGTCATACTCACACCATACATCCTGATGATGCTGCTCGGCTTCACGATGAAAATCCATCGTCACCAAAATATCACGGCGGTGCTTATTCAGTTCGCCCTGGCTTACATACTTGTCGATCTTTGGAAACTTCGAGAAATGACTCCATATGATGTGCCGTCTTGTAAATTCGGCTTTATTTCGATAAAAACCATTGGCAATGAACACTGGGATGTAGTCGGACCATGTATCACCAGGGGTAGCAGAGAGGAGAACCCATCGGTTTCGGTTATGTTTTGCGATCTTAATGAAGGACTTGGCCCATGTACCATAGCCAACGACTCGCTGCTCGTCAAATATAAAGAATGCATCTTCAACGTCCTTGTATTTTTTGATGTTGTTCCAGGAATCGATCGCCTCCGCATGAATATCAAACGGCTCCAATTCCTTTTCCCATTCCTGTGTATCCCGTTTCCGGGCGGTCGTAATAATATAAAGAGGCGGAGCTCCTTTCAGCTTTTTAGGCTTATTCAGATCTCCGCCGTAAGTAATAAAGTAATAGGCAAGTGCTGTTCTGGATTTTCCGCTGCCGACTCCTCCGCAGAGGATGCAGCCGTTTTTCATCCGCCTGACAGCATCTGCCTGGTAGTCGTATAGTTCGATCAATTTACTTCAGAACTCCTTCTCCGTTTTTGATTTTTGTCTTTCCGTTTTTCATCCGGATATAGTAATGCTCTTTCTCGTCATTTTCATTGAACCAGTAAAAGCGGATCAGCACACCCGGATTTTCTGCAAATATCTTTTTGATTGCCAGGTCCGGGCATTTTGAATTGCACCAGAATGAAACAGAATCGCTTCCGGGAATATATCCTGATTTTTCAGCGTTCTGCCTGGTTCCCCAATGCCGGATATTCCAGCAGTCATTTGCAGTTCTTTTTGTCGGCTTCGGACTCTTTTCGATCTTATTAAAGTCAAAGATATACGGAGTCCAGTCAGACATGTTTTCAGCATTCAGCTCCTCTTTGTTTTTTGTCACATACTTTTTTAGAACTTCCGGAGGAGCCAGTAAGTCACAGACAGTCCATCGAGGAGCTTTTGCCATAAATATCAATCCTTCTTTTCTTCGTACTTACACCCAAGGTAGTCAAACAGATCTATTCCCTGCCAGAGAATATCAAGCGGAATGGCATATTGATTATCAGAAGCCAGATCAACACCCAGATAAGGATCAAGATGCGGCTGATGCCCAGGAATATAACGTCCGAACTTGACAATGACATTTTCGATATTTTTCAGTGCACAGAGCTGTTCTTTTATTTCATGTGGATAGTATCCGGTATAGATGATGATCGGATAAGGCCGGATCTTATACTTTTTCCGGAAAGCGATACAAAGGCTGAGTAAATCGGCAAAGCTGTCAAACGGCTCAAGCCCTCCGCAGATCAGTGCTTCTGAGATCGGATTTGTTTCAAATCGATGCAGGATCTCGGGAATTGAAATATCAATCAGTTTTGCACAGTGCAGACGCTGATTCTGGCAGATCGGCAGATCGTCTTTTGGATTGCACTTTCCAGTACAATAAGGAAAGCCGAGGAATAACCCCGGCTTTTCATAGTTTACAAAATCTTCTTCGATCAGGTTATTTAATTTCATACAAGTTTCTTTTTTATAGTAACTGTCACAACAGTAAGGTTTTTATCTGCCCATCGGCCATTAGTCATTTTGACAAAACCGTTTGCTGATAAAAACTCTTCAATAAAATTAAATGCCGCATCATCAGGGATGCCATCCTCAAACTGCATGCCGTAATCGCGGGAATATCCATCCCAATACTTAAAGTGCAATATAAAACTACTCAACTTTCATCCAATCCCTCATATAGAACTCTTCCTTACGAGGCTCAGACCAGGTCCTTACCGGCGTAAGAAAGCCCACGATACGCTGATAGGTCGTTACTTTAGGTCCGCCGCAAACCGGGCAGATCTCACCGTAAAATGCATGGTTGTGCTCACAGGCGCTGATCCTGGTGCAGAAAGCGAAGTACTTAACACCGGACTTCGCCAGTTCACGCAGCAGATCCCATGCAATATCAAATGAATGGAAAGGCGCATCAAGATTGATGTGGCAGATCGAACCACCGGTACAGGCTTCATCGATCCTTGCACTGATCTTGATCTTATTCTCGATCGATGTCCGTACAGCCAGCGGGATCCATTGATTTGCATAAAGCGGCAGCTCATACTTTTCATTCGGATAGAATATCTTATCCTTCTTCATCAGCTTTGCTGCAGCGGATTCCGCGGGAACGGCTTCGATGTTGATCATATAGTTATGATCTTTTTTGAACTCGTCTTTGATCTGATGGATCCTTTTTAGGATCTCTTCGGCAAATATCAATCCTTCTTCGGTATAGGTCGTATAGCCGAAGTCGTCCTTACGAACATAGCCAAACTTATCCAGCGTTTCATAGATCCCGATGATACCGATCGTAGAATATAATTTGTCCATTTCCACGATGCCTTTATCAAAGTTCTTCATCAGGCCTTTTTCGATGTTCCGTTCAATGATGTGACGGACTGTATCCAATGCTTTCAGGCAGAGCAGGACCCGTTCGTTCAAAATATCAAAGAAGAACATCTTATCATTATTGCGGTCTTCAGATTCATAAGCGATCCTTGCCAGGTTGATCGTACAGACCTTTTCAGATCCGACTTTCAGTGCCGTTCCGCCTATCGAGTTCATATAAAGATCTTTCACATTATTTGACAGCCGGCAGCAGGAACTGAGTGATGTGACAGAATCATCAATGAAGAAGTTGCTGTCGCACCATTTCATGTTCTGTTCGCAGGCCCATTTTGCGAAATCTTCATCGACAAAATTACCTTCTTTATCTTTCAGAAGGCTGATCGTATTCACCGGATAAGTCATCATGTTCTTTTCCCGGATCTCATGCATGGTATTCATGAAGAGCTTTTGGAAACTGCAGATCTCTTCGATCTCGTCGATCATCATTGCTCCATCCGGGAATATCATTCCACCGAACAGGGCTTCAAGATAGGGGTGATCAAAGATCGAAGTATTGGTGAATGCAGACTGGATGTTTCCGCGCAGGAACGGTTGGTTCAATGCGTAGATCAGACGTTGGATCTGCTGTTTGGCGTACTTCTCCGGAGTTTCCGTATAATAATCTTTCTTGACATCACGGTCCCAGAAGTAGTACATATAAACTATCAGATCCGGAAGGCCGACAGCACCGCTGGACGAATTTGCGCAGAAGGATATAAATTCCTTCACAAAATCCACAAAGGTGCCAAGATGCTTCGGCGGTTCGGCATTGAAATTATCAATGAAGTACAGCCCTTTTTCTGCCAGATCCTGCAGGCTGGATGCCCAGCAGTAATGCAGATAACTTGCATGATGCGCATCATGCATATAAAGTTCACCGGACCATTCGGATTGCAGCCATTCCTTCGCGGTTTCCAGGCCGTATTTCTTTTTCATTTCATAAAATATCTTATTGAACGCAAGAAGCTTCTGATGAGGCTTCGCCATTTCATTCAACAGTGTTACGATCGACTTATTGGAGACATTAGCATTTGCGTCAACAGAAGCGTCCGCAACAGTCTCGGTGTCGATAAAATTATCAATAAAATCGGTGTAATCCAGCTGGCTGTCCGAAAGTCCGTTCAGCGCAGCCAGATCTTCACCGTATGTTCGTTTTAATTTACTTAATTCATAGGAAAAATCTTCATCCAGCTTGATGTTGATCTTCATTCAGGTTCTCCTCCTCCGGTAAAACCAGGCCTTTCATCATGGCATTGATGAACTGTGTTGCATCATGGAAGTTCATATACTTGCCTTTGGCGTAGAGTACCGGTACCGATTGAAAACCAAGCTTTTCCATTTCATCTACATCATCGATTTTTGTATAAGAAACGCCCGCCTGGTTTAACTTCATTTCAAGTGTTTTACAAAGCGGGCATCCGGTAGAATATAAAATCATACAGATACCTCTTTATTGTCCGTCGAGCCGAGTCCGCCTTTTCGTGCAAACAAGACATTATCATCGTCACATGTATCATAAGACATAATGATTCCCTGGCAAAAGGCCTGCCCGGCTTCGATCTGAATTGTTGAATCTCCCCGATTCACAACTTTCACCATGATGTGCCCTTCATTCGAAGGATTATCATAGTAATCGGCATCAATGATCCCAACCGTATTGCATAAACAAAGCTGATATTTGAATCCCAATCCGGATCGCGGAACGATCATCAGAAACTGGTGGGGATTCATTTCGATCTTGAATCCGGTAGGAACAGTCATTGTATCTCCCGGATGCATAACAAAGTTATATGGAGCGAAAATATCATAGCCGGCGCTGAAACGTGTTGAACGGATCGGATGCTTTATAGCTTCATAGTCAGGATGAAACGGGTAATGAAATATCAATTCACAGTCTTTTTCAAACTGTTTCCTGCTTACCTTGTAAAACTGAGTCATCTTTGTTTCCTTTCGTAGTGTTATCCACGTATTTACTGCAAATATCATAGTATCGGACATGGATCTCATTCGCGATGCAGTATCCGGTAAAAGCTTTTCCGTTTTTTCTGGGCATTTTGAAGTATTTGCAATAAAGACATCCGTGAGTAATATCAAGATAAGGCTTCTTATCCTGCACGACAGCCTACCTGTTGTTCTCCGGTGATCAATAGGGGATAAGGCAGATTCCAGATCCAGTTACAGAACTTTTTCCATTCGTCCAGACGATGATCTTTGCGGTTTTCATAAATGTTGCTCAAAACTTCATAATTCAGCAACACCGTCCGGGTCTGGTTGAAAGAAGACGGCAGCAGCTGAATGATCTGCCACCAGTATTCCTTTTTCAGTTCGGGATCTTTTTCTGTCAAATATAAACTCCGAAAAGTGTTCAGCATTTCACAGGTCATCTTCAGGAAACCATCCGGAGAGTAATAGCATTTTTCTCCGCTGACTCTGATGGCAGCCAGGGCATTATTATTTATTTTCAGAAGATGTTCGTGACTGAAGTCATCCGGCTCGAATTCTTTTTTCATGATCGTATGCATAGTGCTCATGGAATTACTGACTGTTCCTACTTTATATGTATCAAACTCTTTCCACCAATAAAGTGGAGCCGTTATGTTGCAGTACACCGTGATCATTCTGCGAAATTTCGCATGAGATGGATGAGCAGTTGTCAATTTATACATCAGTCCGTAGTCATTAAATCCGAGCGTAACATTTCCTTCATCATCAAAGACACTGTCAGATTTTTCCCATGAGTTCCAGCTATTCCGCATACCGTGGATCGCTTCCTGCCATCCATAGATATGTACGCTTTGAATATCAATCATTTACATTCGTCCTTACGATGCTGAAAAGACTTTTTGATTACCTGAGCACGATACTGCTGAACGATCTTGGCATAATCGCCGAATGTGGCGGTGTTGAGATTTGCCGGAGCAACATTCAGTGCAAGATCATACTTTGTGACGATCCCTTCAGCGGCCAGCATTTTATAAAGCTTTCCGCGCTTGGAAATATCAAATGCAGCTTTCTTTTTCTGCTCTTCGGCAGATACTTCTTTTCCATAAAACTTCTTCGCAGCCATGAATACAGCGAGTTCCTTCAGCATAATATCATTTGCGAGTGCAATACCTTCAAGTTTCTTAGCCATTTTTTCTAATTCCTTCCATAATACATATAATTCAGCTTCGAGTCTGACAGCTTCTATTGTTCTCATGCCAGCAGACAAACAATAAGCAGTGTGATAACAGTAACGATATTTGCCATAAACAGGCCGGCAAGGATACCGATCAGGATCTTTCCGAAAAGTTTCCAAAGGATCAGATCCATAACGCTTAAAAGCAGCAATACCGATAAAATGATCATCTTAACCTCAAAAAGTGAGGAACAGAATATCAATCCTGCTCCTCACTGCTGTTGTCTAATTAAAACGGAATATCTTCAGTCTCCAGTTCAGGTTCTTCATTGTCATAGTATTTACCAAACAATGAAGGTGCTGGACGAAAATGAAATTCATCCAAATAAGCTTTAATACCATGACCAAATTGAGAATCCCATGCTGATCCATTTACAACCATGCAAATGTTTTCAAGAGACAAATTATCCAAACTTGATATAGCATTAAGCATTTCTTCATGAGCAGCTTTCTCAAGATCACCGAATGTTGGATAACGACGAGTAAACTCTTCTTCTGTTTTGCATTCGTCGTGAAGTACTTTTTTCCAATAATCAAGTGATGTGAGTTCGATAGTTTCTCGTTTATTATGCTGGAAAATCCGCGGTGGCCAACGACTGTCCAAATTGATTTTAATATTCAATGTATAATACGGATCATCTTCCGGATCACGCGGCTTGCGGATCTTTACATTCCACCCATTTTCGCCCATCTCAACCGCCATTTTATTATCCGGAAGAATTACATCAATATTTCGGTTACCGAGAGCATTAAAATCTGTTTGTCTTCCTTCAAAGTTGTTAAAACGAAGGACTGCATCTTCAATTACCAACTGTTCTTTACCACGACCATTACGTACAAATCTCATTTCACTCATTTTCTTCTTTGATCTCCTGATTGTTATTATTTTTTGAAAGTTTTAAACCTTCTCCGACCTTCCTTAACCACAGGCCGAAGTTTTTCACACACATATATTCGCTTTCCAATCCAAAGAAAGCCAGCAAAATATCAATCATGAACCCGCAGATGATCAACGGAATAATCCAGATGATCAGCCATACACAGGCTATATATCCGACTAATTTTGCAAAGAACTTTTCTATTTTTTCTTTCATAAACGACCTTTAAATATCAATTCACAGCACGGAACCATTCAAAGTCACCGTACTGTGAAATATCATTGATTGCTTCTTCGACGAGCCTGTCATAATAGCTTCTGTCGATAATGTTATATAGATTTGCATTACGAATATCTTCCGATTCCATCCAGCGGTAATCTTTCGCACCGGTTGCCGAGTCATATTTGACGTTCCCGTCTTTATCGATAGCTTCCCGAACAAGCCGTCCGCCGTTTGATCCGGGCTTGACCGGACAGAACAAGCCGACTCTTCCGACAAACTGATAGTTATGCTCTCCTTCCGGCAGATTTTCATCCATATCCAGATAGAGCGCAGATGTTACCGACTTCGTTTCGCACATGTCTTCGAATTGAATATCCGTTTTTGCAAACAATGTTTTAAACACATAAGGGATCTGAAATTGTGTTCCTGTTGCGGTCCATCCTTTCATCCAGGCAATTTCCGGATTCTTTTTAGCAGCTTCTTCCCAGTTTTTATCATGAGCAATATACACTGCGTCATTCACCAGACAGAAACGGTCAAAGTCAGCTTCTGTTTCAAAGTTGTATCCGTACTCATGCCCAAACTTCCGTACGAACTCAAATATCTTTTCATCCCAGTTCGGGATCTTGATCGAGTCCGTTTTGATGTGGGCCACCTGATACCCCTGCTTCTGAACTTCATGCTTCAGGAGTGTCATGAACAGCGCACCGCGTTTGGCAACGATATTATCCCGATTCCGAATGTCACGGAACGGATTTTCAAACCTGGCGCTTGTCAGACCATATACAGAGTTGATAGCGATCTTCAGAGCATTTGCCAATCCGCCTGCCTGATCCGCATCTGTAAGCCATTTTGCCAGCTTTCCATCCATCATCTTTGAAGCATCTTCAAAGTTTCCGGTTTTGATCGCTTTCTTTACTGCGACACGGATATCTACAAGATCGTAGAATTTCCGAGAGTACTTTGGTCCGAAAAGACGCTCTGCCCAGATACTGTGTGGGTGCATGGAGGTGACATCTGCATCCCACACATTCCCATACATTCCGGGTTCAGAGTAGACTCGTCCGCCTTCACCGATCTCTTCACCCAGGTAAACCGACTTCCCGGAATCGAAGACGTATCCTGGGAAAAATGGGAGAATAGAGTATCCTTCAGGTATTTCTCCACCATCATATCGCTGGTAGGTTGGCAGACCATTTTGATCGAATATTCTGAATTCATAGTCATCTCCAAACATCGACCGGTATTCTGAATATCTTTCCGGTCCGACCGGTTTGCTCAGATCCCGATAATTAAACTGACTCTGCGGACTGCGGTCCTGACCGAAAATGATCCTGGTAGTCAGGGTATTTGTCGTATCGTTAACACTCATTCCGGCAATATCCGCCAGAATCTCCCTTGCGGTAAAGTCGTCCTTACGATCTTCCCAAACCGCTTCAGTCGCGATCACATCATTGTCACAATATTCAGCAACTTCGACCCAGCGATCCTCAGGAACCGGCTGATCCCATGGGATCGGAAGTTCCTTATGATGGATCCCCAGATCGATCTCGAATTTCTTTAAACTTTGTTTCTTACTGCTGAAGTCATAAATATCTGTATAAGATACGTTATAGGCTTCTTTAAAGAAGGCATTCTTATCCTTCGCAATAATGCCCTTGCTGACTTCATAGATCTCGGCAAGACTTGCTCCAAGGCTCCGTGCATACAAAATATGGTTATCGTACCGTCGGCAGTTGAACCCGATTAGACGATAGTTAGTCATTAAATGAAGAACTTCGTCAGGACTCGGATTGATCATCCTCACGACTTTACTTTGTTTGCCTGGATATTTCCAGCAGATCAGAAGCAGATTACTGAATACTTCCACATCGAAAAATACAATGGGAAGCTCATTATTTATTTCGGCTTCTGCCACATCCTCGGAGCAAAACTTCATTTTATTAAATAGTTTGATACAATAACCGGCATGGTGCGTGCTGTTGGAAGCAAAATCATAGATCGGCTGCTTCCATTTTGACACATCATAATGCATCCCGCTGGCATAAGCTTTTTCAAGATCCTTATAGATCAATTCCACACTTGGTTTCGTCCCGGCGACATTTTCCTTATTCAGGTTGCGCTTGATCGCAGTGACCAGTGCTTTGTCGTTGGTGAACGAATCAAAACTCACCACTTTCTTTTTCTCCTTCAATGGAAGACCGGAGCTGATCGTGGCGACTGGAATATCATTACACTTTGTCAACAGTCTGCGCAGGCTGCTTGCACCATTAAACACCTTGACTTCGACATGCTCCTTATAGATCGGTTTAAGCTCTGTCGGATCTCCCTGATAGAGATAATGTAGATGGATCCCGGCTCCGGATTTGCTTAGTTCAGCATAAGTTGGAGGCCATTTTGAAGCTTCAGCCAGATTCTTTTCAAAACACTTATTTCCGTTTTCATCTGGAATATCAAAGTCAATTACAATGTGGTTCAGCGGAACCCGCACATAATGCAGTTTGCTTGTATCCAGCCCGGACAGTTTTGTAAAGCAGTTATCCCATGCTTTCAGAGGCGTTCCTTCACTGTTGGCATACTGTGCTGCACAAGTAGCAAGCAAAATATCAAGCAGTGACGGCTGGAATTTGAATTCAAGCCAGGACCTTTTCTGGTCCTCTTTCGGCTCATCTTTCTTTTTCCATTTCTCCTCAAATTTATCTGCCCGGAATCCTGAGAAATAACTTCGGACCCGGGTACCGTCTTCAAGCGTTGCCCGGTCTTTAAAATCAACAAAATAGTTTCTTAATTCTTCTTTGAATGCCCGCATCGGCATTGTGAAAGCATTCGCTCTTTCACAATAACTTTTATAGTCCTCATAGGCGACCTGCAATGTGACATGGTCATTCTGTTTGTATTCGAAGTACTTTTCAAGGACAAAATTATAAAAGTCATTGGATGCACCGAGCATATTCAAAGGTGTATACTCATCATAACATTGCGGATCGTCCAAATAAACTTGCCGGCAATGCCACGCGATCGCACCAAGTTCAAAGTCGATCATCTTCATTAATGCATCATATTCTCTTTTCGGGACCTTCTTGCCGGACGGAGAGACATCGATCAGCCGTCTTAGCAGACCTGATTTACCGTCTGTGATCCGTACCGGCTTGTTGGTGCCCATGAAAAGAAAACTGTTGATGCGCATCGGATATTGCGGTTTATTCTTTTCATTGATCAATACCGTTTCATGAGAAACGATCGAATTCAATCTGGTGTTGTCTTCGATATGCGAAAGATCACCGTCATGCTGATATGCAACGAGCGGATTGGATTTAAATGGAGCCATGGCAAATGACTCATTTGTCGATCCAAGCGCTTTGGCATCAAAAACACTGCAATACCCTTTGAATAATTTTTCGATAATATGGATAACTGTGGACTTACCGGAAGCCGGTGGACCGTAAAACACGAGAAACTTCTGAATGTTTTTGGAGTCACCGCTGACGATGGCTCCGATCGCCCATTCAATTTTATGACGCTCCTCATCAGAATATAAAACAGACATAAGCCGGTCCCATGCTTCATGCGGACCTTCTTCCAGCGGATAGTCAAGCTTTTTGCTTGCATAATCCTTCTTTTTTGTCTTCTGATTGGAGAATATCAATTTCTCGTCGAGCTGATGCCAGTTTTCACGAAGCTGCTCTTTGCAATAATGATGAAACTCATCGATCGCTTTGTTTTTACCACGGATCAGATGCCTGATCTTTGGCTTCCGTTCCCATTTTCCACGATGCTCACTGTAATAATGATCGAGCTCTTTATCTACAAGCTCAATCAGATCCTGTTCATCTGTGGACCACAATCCAAGTTCTTCGACCCAGACCGCATAAAAATCTTTGGCCCGGGTCATCAAATCGGTCGTTCTATTATTGACAATGAACCCTGCAACGATCTCCGTACCTTTTTTGGTCTCTTCTTCGGAGATTTCTAGAAAGTCCATTAGTCCTCGGTATTGTCAATCTTCTTTTCAACACCCTCGATCGTCTTTACGCGTTTCTGAAGATCAGCAACGGCTTCGACAATAAAATACATAACACCCGCCATGATCATACAACCAAGACTTGTAAACATTCCGGCACGTCGATGACTTTTATTGATCTCAGACTGCAGGATCATTGCATCACTAAGACGCTGGATATCTTTTGCATTGTCAACAGCAAGCTTGTAGTTCATTTCTTCATTACTCATTTGTTTCCTCTTTCTCAAATAAATACTCAAAAAGTTCTTTACTGATCGGATATAATTGCCCGGTCATTTCGTTTTTAATCAGATAGGTTCCGCCATTCAGATACATTTCGTGACGCTCACCGACTTTCACCAGTGCATCGCTTTCCAACTGCTCTGCCGGGAATCGTTCAAATTTATTCTTATACAAAGCTTCCATTTACACCTCGCTTGCGGAGTTAAGATACCAGTTCATTTGCGTCCAGATCTCAACGTTCCTCAGATCTTCTTTACAGTTGGCGATCGTGAATAAGCCTCCTCTTCCGTTGGCTTCGTACTTACGAGCCAGCATACGCTCTATAACTCTGTCCACATATCTTCCGTCGAATTTATCATTCGTCATTCCGCCAAGATTCATATTGGTCATCATTTTCCAGAACCATTTCCAGGTCCGGTTTCCGTAATCGGTATCTGACATGATCTCCTGCTCCATACGGATCGCTAATGCGATCAACATTTCGAGAACACTGCATGGACGATTATCCAGAACATCCGTGATCTGCTCTCTTGGAGCATTTACCTCATATCCGTAGTAATACCGCATGGCTACACCGTCCTGAAAACGGTTCTCATCTCTTGGCAGAATATAAACAAAATCTTTTTGATGGAGACGAAAAAGGAGCTCCTGATAATCGAGCTCCTTTACATATCCATCATTGCAGACGAGATCATAGAGCCATTCAAAATATCCTTTCTCAAGCTCATAATCTCGCATTTACCCTCCTAACCGGAGAAAGTTGCCAGTGTTTCATTTTCACGCAGATAGATCGCTACATCCATCTGATTATGGTGATTCCGCACATAGACTGAATCCGGTTCACCGTAAAGGCCGAACTGTTCCAGTGCATCAAAACTGACATAATCTCCTACATTTTCAATTACATGTCCTTTGCTGTCTACAAGGACCTTATCACGCAGATAATAAAGCGTTTCCTGATCATAATCACGTAATTCACCATACTCTTCCGGAGCGATAACTTCGATCTCATCCGGTTCAGGAATATGGTCATATTCTTCCGGAACTTCGTTGCGGACCGGCTCTTCATTACCGGGATGGTTATAGTTTACATAACCCTTGCGTTCCAGGATTTCGCGGACGTTTTCTTTATTCTTTGCTTCATTCGCATTTTGAAGGATCTTCTCGCTTACTTTTTTTGCGATCTCAATATCAGATTCGTCAACATCCGGCTCAAAAGGAGGAAGATCTTTACGACCTTCGCTGTAGCCTTTTTCGATAACATTTCGCATTTCTGCGATCTCTTCATCGAGCTTTTTATCGTATTTCTTTTTTAAAATCATCCAGGCAGCAAATCCGCCTGTGCCGCTTCCTGCCAAAAACAGCAGGATCTTTTCAATTAATGTTTTGGTCATCAGTGGTTATCCTCCTTCACCGTGATTACTGTTATCGCCATTCCTGCAAATAAAAACGCCATGCTCATCAGCAGGCCGCCGAAGAGATGGCGTTTTGTACTCGTGTCCAGCAGACCATCTACTGTACACAAAAAATAATCAAGCTTATCGATCACGCAGATCCTCCATTGAGGACCGCTATGCCCCCGATAAGACACAGTGCGGATAAAGTTCCGAATGTCATTGATATGAATTCTTTCATTTTAGATCTTCGCAAGCTTCAATTCACTAAATTCAAATGGTTTGCAGTTGAAGTGCAGAGGCATCACCGGTTCCAGACCATTTTCAAAATTACGAACAACCATGTTGGAATAATCATTCACACCGAAATCAACATAAGTCGATTGATACTTCGGATCAAAACGACTATACACCCAACCCCAATTAAATCCGTTCTCTACCGGTTCAAACCCAAGTTGAGTAAGTACTTCATTAATCGTGATCCAGCCATTGCTGCTTTTTGTTGCACGGCCTCGCATAATATCTTCAGCACTTGTCCGAACAGCTCTGAGGAATCCCATATCCGCACCGGGCTGACCTTGAAAACTATGATTATTTTTATCAAACACCCGGTCAAATGGCCCTTCAGCTCCGTTTTCAATAATCTTTTCGACGACTTTCACTTTCTTATCTTTTCCTTTTTCATCTTTAACGATCGTCTCACCAACTTTTTTATTGGTGACACCATAGAAAAGATCATTCTCGATTTCATCACCGACCTTTTCCCGGACCCGATCCCGATATTTATCAAGCTGCTGCGTCAGAACAATTGCGGCGGATACCAGGTCCGCATTCCTTTTTACCATGATCCCGTGACTGTACCAAATAGCGATAATTGATAAGATCTCCAGCAGGATCGGCAGCCAGAATGTCTTCAGATAACGTCCGAACAATCTCGTTCCGGCTTTAAAAGATGCTGCTGCATATTCTTTTGTACCTTTTTCTTCTTCCTCTGCAATAACTTCCATTTCTTCATGGAATTCTTCTGTAACTTCTTCGGCTTTCTTCATTTTGGAACATGCTGTAAAGATCGCAGCAATTCCGGAAAGAATACCGACACCAATTAAAATCTCAGGGCTTGCCTGTCTTAAGACAAACCCTGCTTTTTCCATTGCCAGTTTTGCATTCATATCCTTTATTTCTCCATTTTGAATTTAATTGTCATCATCGATCGCCATCGGATTCGGAAGATCCAAATAGAATTTTCCATCCCGACCGCGTACTGCTCTGGCCCGGCTGAGATCTGCCCAGCCATATTTATTATCTGTCCAGCTAGATTCGATTCCGGCGAAACTGAACAGATCACCGATCGTCACAACCTGATAATCCATGATCGTGGCTTTCATACTTGAGATCACTCGCTCCGCGTCAGAGCGTGTATCGAAACACACCTGTTCCCAATCCCGGACATCATCCCGCCTAGATTCATTTCGCCGTTCAGTACGTCTAGAAGATCCCAAACCGGAACTGCTGCGGTAAGCTTTGTTGTAATCTCTGTATCGACCCGAAAAATAAGAAGAGGATGAACTTCCGGGTGTTTTAAAAATCTCGTTCAGCATGCCAAACAACAGACTCGACATCCAGTCCATTGTCTGCGGAACGATCACATCATCAATAAAATTATTTTTTAATTCTTCTACATTCGGCACAATGATGTCATCATAGATCTTTCTGAATACACCTTTTCGATTTGTTGACATCTGCCCTTTTGCTACAGGTTCGATTTGCTGATTTTCGTTCACTGAACCTCCTATTTAAAATAAAAAAGGAGAAGAATCTGTAAAAGATTCCTCCCCTTTACAACAACTGCTTCAAAAGCAATTATTTCTTATATCCATTTGCGCGAATCTTCTCCGACGCTTTTTCATATTTATCCTTCTGTTCTTCTTCAGAACTTTCGGATTCATCCGGTTTAATCACGGTCACTTCGACCTGATCTTTCAGCTTCTTAGCGTTTTTTCTCTCCTTACGCTCTTTCCATTTGTCAGCCAGCTTTCCACAAGCTGGACCAACCCATTTATCAAAGACAAACTCACCGAGTTTGCCGATTCCATATCCCACCAGCATGGTGGTTCCTAATACAACGGCCGCCTGACCGGCGGTCACTTCTTGAATTTCCCCGTTATTCACGGGAACAATCCCAGTTTCCTGGGTTTCTATATCGAACGGCGCAACTTCGCCGTTTTCAACGATAACATCACTTTCTGCCATAATTTGTTTCCTTTCTTTTTTACACATAACAATAACTAACAAAATTAAAGAGAGACTGTTTGTCTCTCTTTAAAGGCCATGTTTTTTTCGCGAGTCTACCGCATAAGATCAGTCATACGGTTTGGGCCCTGACTGATAATGATATACGGTTCTCCGCTGTCACTGATCGCTGCTGTATAATACAGGAAGAACTTATTTGTTTCATCAAGCTTTCCTGATTTTTTCCAACCAAGATTATTTCCGTTATTTGATCGTGTACCAAGTCCCATCCGGAATGTGTAATCATCCATGGTAATCGAATCTTCAGCCTGATAAATACTGGCAAGCTCTTTTTCTGCTGCTTGTACGTGATCCAGTGTTGATCTGAAATATCTAGTTGTGATCACTTCATCAAAAAACAGATCATCACCGTACCCGGTTTCAATAACACCACGTTCGATCGGATACTTTTTTGCCTGTTTTACATTTGCAGCATCACGAATCGTTTGCTCTTTCTTTTGACCGGCAGCTTCTTTTGTTGCATCCATGTAATCTTTCAGATAACTTTCAGTCAAACTATAAGCTGCCGACAGTGCAGCATATCGCTTTGCCATCTGCCGGGTCGTATATACGAAGCTTGTAATGGTCAGCAGCAGCACAAACACTGCCGGTAAAAACCGCTTCCAGGTAAACTTTACTTTTTCGCCGAGTGTTAATTCCTCAACCTCCAGCTCTTCCTTCGCTTCCTCAATATCTTCAGCCGCTTCCTTTCCTGCTTTGGCAGCTAAAGAAAAAGCGGTGACCATACCAAGGATCACCGCTACTGTCGAGATCGGACCTGCATTTACCTTGGCAAAGGTACACAGGCCCTTCACAGCATCCTTCATAAAATTAATTCCCATTTTGATTTGTTTCCTTTCGTTTTTACAAAAAATGGAATTCTACATCTTCAGCTGCATCGCGCATATTGCAATACAGCCGGTACAACTCAGGAGAATTACCGGATAAAGCAGCATTCATATTCATCTTATAGACAAAGTTTGCGATCAGAATATGGATCGGCGCTTCATAGGCCCGGTCGATCAGATAATCTTTTAACTCGTCAATACCGACTTTTTGTTCGGACAAATTCATCATCTGCTGAAAGCTTAACGGATGACTTGTTAATTCCTTATCAAGAACATTCTTTTTATACATCTCCAGAATATCCAGAGCGCACTGAACATCTCTCGGAATGTACAGGTAATTTCGTACAGAATAATAATTAGATCCCATATTCCCAACTTACGTCCAGCGGTTTTGGAGCCGGGACGTCGATCAGATATACAACTAAACCGCTGTCCTCTGTTATACGGCCAATATATGGATATAATCCGCTTACTTTCTCGCAATCTGACAGATCGTGTGTTTCCCATCCGTAATGCAGATAATTAACATCCATACCACAGCGATGACCTTTTTCATCATAGTGGATTGCATTGATCCATCTGAATAACTTGGATAACTCTACAGATCCCCAGCCGGTTTCCATATATTCATTTGCATTTAAAAATCCGGCATATATATTTTCAAGTTTTGGAACTTTAAAATAATGCGGATACCCAATTAATTCACACAGAATTCCATCTTCCGGATCATCAGGCAGTTCATCCGGCATATTCTCAGACGCGATTTCATACATTATAAATTTGTCATTATTTTCAGAACCATCCGGTCCGATGATCTCCCGGTTTTTCTGCCGATACTGATTCAAAGTTGCTGCCAGCATGGCTGAATACTGAGTAAGGTCCCGTATTCGATGCTGCGAGATCCTGCAGGACTGTACAATGCAGAACATCGTCAGCAGTAAAACAACAAAAGAAGGTGCCATGATTTTGACAGTTTTTTTCACCATTTTGAAGCTATGGACCTCCTCTTCCGGCGCTTCTTCGATTTCATGGACAACTTCTTCTGTTTCTTTAATCGTTAAAATATAAAGCGCTGCCAATCCGATTCCGGCAGCGACGCTTAGAATGATCGGAGAGTTTCGCCTTATAAACTGTAAAGCGAACTTTCCTGCTCTAGCAATATTCATTAAATCCTCCTATGCGAGCACCTTCATACTTTCCAGAATATCTCCCATGCTCTCGCCATAATACTTCCGCTGTTCCAATTCACGCATTTCGTCTGAGGTAAGTCTGCGCCTCAGCTGCCAGTAATGCCCCATACTGCGGTCATAAAGGTTATTCCGATGAAATTCCAGCTCTTTTTCAGACTTTGTCTTGCGATATTTCTTATAAATCGTATTCGCGCATGATGCTGCAAATACACCGCAATATACGACCTCCTGATTATTCATGCACCATTCGATCAGTTTCTTCACCATTTTGACGATCCAGATGCATGCATCCTGAAGCTTCTCCCAGAACTTCTTCGCCAGATTTTTTATCTTACTCCATAACTTTTTCATTTGTTTCCCTTCCTTCCGTCTTTGAAAAAATAAAAGCCCATGCGGGCTTTTTACTAATTTATTTCTTCAATAAGGCTTTCGCTAATGCGAAGCCAATCGCTATAAACAGCGCAACACGTAAATCGCCCCATACATAGGCGAACACTAACAATGCTACTATACCTAACATTTTCCTCCTTTTTAATAAAAAACACAAAAGGACCTCTATGTCCTTCCATTATAGGAGGTGAAAATTTTGCGATTTTTAGTAGTAGTCTGTAGGATCTGTGTCAACGACCGGAACGACCACATAAGTGAACAGCTCCGGTTCCATTGCAACTACATCTTCATAGGTTAGTGTTCCGGTACCATATTCTTTCCATGGATGCGGCCAGATGATTGCAGAAACACAAAAAGCATACTGTGCACCATAAGCAGGGACTTCCCCGATGATATGTTTACCTTTAATGTCTTCGATTGTTACGGACTGCTTTACAGTTCCGGTAATACTGTAATGTTTTTCCAGCCATTCCACAATACCCGGATGTCTGGTCACAATAATTGTATCTTCTGGTTTTAAGTGCATCATATACTCCTTCTCTGCTTATAAGCCTCCCAGGTTTTTCCCCTGTCTTTTTCATGATAAAACTCTTCATGATCCATAAACATTTTTGAACCATCAGCCAGCTTTCCGGAATTAAGAACGATTGTCCAGTATTTCTTATTCGGGGTTTCGATCCATACCGGATTTCCTTTCCAGACCATAAGTTCATCCCATGACATTGGATTCTGATCTGCAGATTTTGCTGATAAATTTATAAGTTCATAAGGCTTAAGGGTCATGAGCCCCAAACACTCATTCTTGTAATATATATCTCCATATACATCAATTACTTTGTACCATCCATCAAAAAAGGCATCGGTACTGATCGTTTCATCCGCTGCTTCTACACTGTCAAAAATGTTTACAATTTCATCATCAGTATTCAGTAATACATATACTTTCATTCTTAACTCCTGAGAAACTCAAGATCCCGCTCCCAACAGAAATTCAATGCATCTGTATCTGTCAGGCCGACAAACTCATCTGGATGAAAACTCAGTTCATTCGGAAAATATGTACGCAGCAGATTCCATTTTGAATCATTATCATATTTGACATTGATCAGCATAACAGCCGGGTCAATAGTTGAACGCTTGATTTCACATTCCGTGATTACATTCGGCATTAGATCTCCTTTCTGTCAAAGACAGTCTCCCAACGTTTTTTCGGCAGCGGCTTCATCCGCAGTGCCCACATGATCTGACGGACCGTAACTGTAGGATACAGTCCGTCCTTACAAGGCTTTGCATGTTTTTGAAAGTACTCTTCGAACCCATCATTCAGATAAATATCTGCTGTCAGATTTCGATCAAGTTCTCTCCAATAAGTCACTTTTTTCTCAGAATCAAAGTACTGTCGGATCACGGCCAGTCCTCGTTCTCCGACTATAAATAATGTGCACCAGGTATATATCGGGTGATCACAGCGATAGATCTGCCCATAGCGTTTTGCCAGACCTTCCGGTTCCTCATAGTGATATCGCATAATAAAAAATAAAAGGCTATGAACAAAGTCATAGCCTTGATTACAACTATTTACCTCTCCCAACAAAGTGAGAGATATTCTGAGTCAATCCTCGACTTCCATTTGTCGAGTAACTGTCTCCGCTTTCGAATTCATTCTGCCTCTGCAACAGAATCGAATAGCCTACGAACGATAAAATCGTTCCTCCGATTTGAGCTAAAATGCCCCATCGATTAGCTTTCTTCTGATTTTTGAGCTCTTCCTCTTTCAGGATCAGCTCTTGCTTCATTTTACGATTTTCATTACGAACTTTGATCCGTTCGTTTGTGATCTGCTCCATTATCTGCAAATCCTTAATCGCTCTTGATCTTTCTTCACCATTCGAAAGATCATTTATTTCCTTCAGCAGCATATCACTGCTATCAACATATTTTTCGTCCCATAATTCAACATCCTGGACGATTTCTTCATCAAAATCTTCAAACTGCTCTTCCAGTTCTTCTAATGACATATTTTTCAACTTCGGTTTTCCCATTTTCACTCCTTTCTAATTTAAAAACAAAAAGAGGCCATCCTTGCCTCTCCATTTTAGGAAATGAAAATTTAGCGATTACTCCATTTTGAAGATCCTATTGCTTTGACTAATCAATTCCTTGATTTCATCATAAGTTTCAATAACTCTCCAAACTTGATTATCCAGGGTCTCAATAAGAGTCGCATTTATATTATCATGAGCAAAGGGTATCTCGCTTAGAACATCAGTAATATATGCGACATTGATAAGTATTTCTTTATTATCAAAAACTCTATGCACTTCAATAAACCCAATACCGCTCATTCATCCGTCCTATCATCGATTAGTACATTGAAACAAACTTTTGGATCGTTTTCAAACGTATCAATATCATCCTCAAGTCTAAGATACAGCTCTTTAAACCCATTCGGATAGTGAATCACGAACAAGTCCCCGATCGGATGCGGCTTCTTCGCCGGAATAATCAGCCAGATGATCACTGTGATCAGTACACCGAGCAGGAAAAACAACAAATTGGCATGAGGTGCCAGAAATTCAAAGATTTTCTCCATTTTCTCCCTCCGGGAATTTTTTACGATACAAATTTATCATTCTTTATCGTCATCTGCGTATGATTAATCTAATTCTTCCGGATCCGGAAGTTCAATATAATATTTACCATCACGGCATCGACTAACACGCACATTTTCAGATAATTCTGTCCATCCTTTATGTTGATCAGACCATAACGATTCGATCCCGGAAAGCTCTTTTAATCTTCCAATAGTACATAATCCATTTTTTTCTATTTCCATTTTGATTTGATTTAATACTTGCTCTGCATCAGATCTGGTTCCAAAACCAAAGTCAAAAATATCAAAATCGTTGGATCGTGTTTTATAAAAAGAATAGTCTGTATAATAAGGTCGGACACGATATACCGGTTTACGTTCAAAGTCTTTCTTCAGATAATTTAGTAAAACCGAATTTGTAAAGAATTTATACAGTAATACACCGGCAATGATACCGTGAACAAAAGTAATTATGCGTTTAACAAAATTTTTCATTATGCTTCCTTATCTGGATTTGTGTCTTCAAAAATGTGTAAATTATCAGTTACGATTCTTTCTCTTCGAATGATTCTCGATCCATCAAATACTTTAATTTCAATAACATATAAACCGTCTTCTCGATCACGATCATATTCATCTGATTCATAATAATAGGTTATGAATGTTCTAAGATCTCCGCTATTTGATTTTCTATTCGGCATTATATCTATCAAACTATCTTTCATTCCTGCTTCCTTTCTTATAAATCTTATAAAACTCAGTGATCCGATCGTATTCTTCAGGATCTGCCATGTTATACTCGATTTCATGATTCTCATGATCTATAACGTCCAAAGCTATCCAAAGAGCATTCCTTCCAAGCATATCCGGAACAAACATTGATCCGCCATGGTCGTCTGAATACACGCCATCCAGAAATGTGTAGATATACTTCGCCATTTCAAATACCTGATCTTTCCAAGATTGTCCGGAAATGTCATAACTATGGTATTCGTATTGTTCTTCTATGGTATTGTTATACACAAGCTGAAGATTTTGAATATGTTTGTTCATATCATAATTATAAAAAGCTATAAGAATTGACTTATATTCTTTTTGTCGTTTACCCCATTTTTGACCTGTAATGCCATAATGTTCAACGGATTTTTGCCACTTATTAACCAATGTATAAGGGTACGTTACTTTTATTTTTACTACAGGTTCTCCACATAAACACCCTTCTGATGTAGAAAATCCGAAGCATGCCGGCCATTTCTCATTCCAACCTAATTGATTATATGTATCATCATCGTCAAATTCGCCTAAACCAATATGCCTCAAATAATCAGATATTGTTACATATCCATTAGTTTCCATCATCTTGGACAGACTTGTTAACGCAGCATTAATCTGTTTTTGATTTGCCTGAAAATAATGTTGAGTTACTTCATCATAGAACAACATAATATTATCATTTAGTATTGATTCATCTTCAGTACCTTTCCGTTCCACTAATTCCATGATCGCATAATTTGCAATATCCTTCAGCGTATCTTCAACTGATTCATCCTTGACATTCTGTTCATGATCAGCAGAAGTGAGTTTTTTCAGTCGGTTTAGTTTATCTGTAAGGCGGATACAGATCGATTCCGGATACTCCTTTCGGAGTTCGGCAAAGCTTTCGCCGTAATCGGCGTTTTTGCGTTCGTACAAGTCGTTTAATTCTTCACAAATCTTCTTATGCATTTCAACTTTATTCATCTTTTTCTCCATTTTGAATCAAAACGTGTAACCAAGATCAACCAGAATCGAAACGACCTGGTTCAGTTTTTCATCTGCCAGCCGCTGGAGGGCTTGACGCATTCGCTCATCATCGTCTTCTTCAAGGCAGGCATATAGCTCATGAGCAAGACCGGCATTTTCATAACAATTAATAATGTCCATATCCTGCTTTCCAGTTCTATTATGTATTTCCTTTATATAGTTTTTTTCAAGATCCTTTTGGATATCTTCAGTAAACTTGACATTGTACCAGTTTGCTCGACGTCCATAGAAGGGATCTGTTCTGTTTTTAACGATTCGGAATCTCATTCCGGCCTCCATTTTGAATTACGCAAGATAATACTCTTCGATGACCTGCTGCGGAGTTTTTTCCATCCACTCCCAACTATGGGTATCCTTATTTTTATAAGATCCGTAGACACAGTGATATGCTTCACCATCATGATGCTTTTTAACATGATCATGAGTGAAGATTGCTACCTGAATAGCCTGACAAGGCGCAGACCTTACATCTGTAGAAACGAAACGTTTACCAACTCTTGGTAAATCGACATTAAAGCACTGAATAAAATCCGTATCATCGCACCGATTACTCTTTTCATACCAGTTCCAATGATCTGAAAAACGAAAAGACCACTTCGGCTTACTGTAGTAAGTGATCTCCTTTTTTGTTCCTAAAGGAACAAGATAATAGTCATTAAGACAAAATTTATTCGTATTCTTATTTTCAACAAGCGGTCTTTGGTTTCCATGAAATGTTGTACCAACTGTTTCATAATCATCAGCCAACAACTTCTGAAGTTCTTTAGAAAAAGCAATGCACAATTCAGCCTGTTCACGAAAAATACTTTCATTTTTATAAAACTTGCGATATACCATATTCACCTCCATTTAGTACCAATAAAAAACAATAAGCCTCGTAAGTATGAGGCTTTTAGAATAATTTTGAATTATTCATTAGGAAACCATAACGAAACTAATGGATATAAATGATCTGTTCCCCATTCTTCAAACCATCCAGTCCAGCTAGTACTTATATATTTAAATCCTCTGCTTTTCATCCATCTAACAGCATCTTCTTTTGATTGAAAATGATTGTACTCTATAGATCCATCTAAATTTTTGATCTTAACTTCATACATTTTCATACAATACCTCCGATAAAAAAACAATAAACCTCGTATATACGAGGCTTTTAGAACCATTTTGAATTATTTAACTTCCCATTCACGAATCTCTGCCCAATCATAGTAAAATTTTCTATGATCATCACTATATATATAACCCTCTACCCAGTCATCATCTTCTTCAAAGCCAAGAGGATCCGGTTTCCAATCAAGTGATTCTAGATAAGATACAGCTTTTTCTTTGTTGTCAAAAATTTCCGAAATAAGTCCCGATACTTCATTAAAATTACCCATGAGCACAACATACACTTTCATTTCAATACCTCCAATAAGAACCAAAATAAAATTTAAAAGAAGTTGAACGGAATCGAACCGTTCCAGGCGGGCAGACAAGACCCGTCGCCCACTCACAGCTCACGCTGCTTTAACTTCTTTCATTATAGGAAATGCAAAAAATAAAAAATAGCAGGAGATGTGGCTCAGACATACTCTACCTGTTGGGTAGCTATCTCCCAACAGCAAGTTACTCCTGCCTATCATCTCCTGCTTTTCTAACGGCCAGTCCACTTTTAACTCCTTTCTAATAAAGTAAACTAGTTCCGTTATAGTGCATGCAAATTTTGCGAAAATTAAAAGGGCCAGAATTCTGACCCTTGATTCGTCTTTAACAGCTCTTTGTTTCTCTCCTTATTTCTCTATCTTCCATAACTCCGAGCCATTATAGGATATGTTATTTTCGCAATTTTGAGAGGATCCAGAAAAACCTCCGGAATGCCTCATAGTAATAATCTTTGCAGCAGGGAATGCGATCTTCCGAAGTAAAGAGATACTCGAAAGACACTCCCTCTGTCACACCTTTAAATACATACTTCCCGATATCGTCCGAACAAGCTTTTGCAGCCTTATCGATCATGTCAATATTCTTTGTCAGCTCTTCACGCCGGACTACGCATTCAAACACGGGATCTGTGTGACGGATGTTATTGGATGAATATTCTTTGCCATCTAACGGATGTCGATGGCATTCCGTGATGAACTGCAGTTCGTTCTTCCACTCATAATACTGGAGACAAAAATGCTTCAGTTCATAGAATCTGTGTCGGCTGATCCAATATGGACTTTGTTTCGATATTTCCGGACGATTCTGGGTTGTCATAGGTTAATGCTCTCCTTTCCAGGCATAACCCGTCTGCTCATATAAAAGCTTGGGCGAAATGTAATAATTTATCCGCCCGTATCTGCTGTCCATTTCTTCGATCGCAGTTACCTGCTTTCCGTTCCGTGTGGCGTTGCCGATTGGCAGCCAGCCACAGATCAGACCTGCTCTGACCCAGCATACATCCTTTCCATACGCTTTGGCAGCGATTGAGACCGGTACACTACCGATTGCAAGTTCTTCTTCCATTTTCTGAGTCTCCTTTCTCTGCACATTATCGTAAGAAGATTTATCAAATTCGAAAATAAAAAGTCGTACCGATAAAATTAAAAAAGAAAGAGGATGCGCGCTACATCCTCTAACTCTTCTTTAATTCATATAAACATACTCCTTTCCGTTATAGAGTATGCAAATTTCGCGATTGAAAAAATAAAAGGATATGTAAAAAATAAGAGCCCATGTAGGGCATCTTATTCACCAATCATGTTCATACCGTACTTCTTGAACATAACCTTCGGAACAATACGGATTCAACCGTATAAATACTACTTCATATTCAATATTATAAGTAGAACCTTCCTCAACAACACATAACTTTTTGGGCAACATGTGTTCAATATACTCATTTGCTTTCTCTTCACTTGAGAAAACTACCCCCAATAAAGGGGAATTCCTTTTACTCGTTTCACGAATTCCATACAGAATTCTGATTTCACATTTATTTTCCATTACTTATCTCCTTTCATATTAGGAGATGTAAAAAATAAGAGCCCTTGCGGGCTTATTCTCTTGGTATTTTTCTTTCAATTACTTGCATATCAAGTTTTGTTCTATATGATTCCTCAATCATTTTATTAATAGCATCTAAATTGCTATTAAATTTTCCGTAATTGCTTTCTTCATATTTACCAGTTTTTTTATTTTTTATATAAATACTATAATATTTTTCTTTATATACAATTTTTTCATATAATTTATCCAATTTTTCATTTATTTCATCTATTTTATCCTTTAATTCAAGTATTCGATTTTCATTTTCTGTAATATTCTTACTAATTTCAACATATAAAAATTCACTTTCTTTTTCAATACTTTTACATAATGATTCATATTCATTTTTTTCTTTTTTAAACAACATTTTTATCTCCTTTATTTAAAAACACAAGAGGATCATCCTTGTCCTCTCATTATAGGAGATGCAAAAAATAAGAGCCCATGTAGGGCTTAAAATTTATTTTTTAATATCTAATACATTTATATGATATTGATACGAGCTATAATATTCATCCGGAATATCCGGATAATATATTTTTAAACAAATCCAAGGGCCATATAAAGTATCTCCCCAAAATTCTTTTTTTACAACTCGTTTATCAAATTTTTCACATATAACTTTATGCTTTTCACAACTTTCTAACAACTGTTCGCTAGCTGTTTTCAAGTCTTTTGTATAATACAAATTGTATGATTTTTTCAAATTATTATTATGATTGTACTCATCCATTACAATAACATAGATTTTCGATTCTTCTAAATCTGAAACATTATGCTTCTTCTTTTTAAACAACATTTTTATCTCCTTTTCTAAACAACTAAGAGGATCATTCTTGTCCTCCATATTAGGAGATGTAAAAAATAAGAGCCCATGTAGGGCTCAGGATTTTATTCGTTTGAGAATTTATCGTTAATCAATTCCCAAGACAAATCATTTGCTTTTTTACAAAACAACCGGGTAAGATCCCAGTATTTGTTCCAACACCACTTCCTCAGTGGTTTTACTGCAATGATCACCACAATGGCAATCACGTCAACAACCCATGCGATCAAACAGATCGCAAAATACATATTCACAAAGTTAGGCATTACTGCCTCCTTTCTCCAACTTGTTCTTTCCATTATCATCCCTGCCGAAAAGCAGGTACCAAAATCCGCAACAAAATGCGGTTCCAACAAAATAGTACGTTATGTACTTGATAATTCCAATTAAAAACTTTTTCATCTTTACTCCTTTTTAAAACATAAGAGGATCATCCTTGTCCTCTCATTATAGGAGTTGCAAATTTTGCGATAAAAATAAGAGCCCATGCGGGCTCAGAATTAGTAATCAGATACAATATACCTATTTATTTCATCGGTAATTTCTCCATAATACCAAATTACTGCTTTATCAATATCTTCAAATTCAACACCAACCGGAGCTAAATAATAGTACCGATCAACGTCTTCTTTATCTGTCCAATCTTTGAACAGATCAATATATCGATATACATGTCCATCATCCTGATGAACAGCAATGTGGCAAACAGTTCCTTCACAATAAGAACCATTTTCACCAACATAATAGTGCTGCTCCCATTTCATAGGAGCAATTTTTACCTCATGTTTCACCGGCCGAAGCCAGTTAAACCATACGCTAAAAGCGCAAACAATAATCATTACGATCGCAAAAGCGATCTTTTCATTTTTACTCTTAAACATAATTTTCCTCCTGAAGAGATTTGAATATAGTTTTATCTCTTCATTAGAGGATATGTAAAAATCGTATCCAGAGATAAATACTCTGGTAGCTTGCGCCGCATCCCTGAATTAATCCATTTTGAACTTTAGCAATAGTCTCACGATCATATTGTTTGAAAGGGATCAGGAATGACGGTAGGATGACAAATATCTTTCTGCACTTCGGACAGTAATACCGCTGCAGGTTGATCTGATAGGATTTGCCCTGAAAATCTTTTACTTTGCGCAGACGAAATCCATATCGCCACATGGCAAGGCCGTCCTTACAATCTGGACACTCCACAGGATGACTTGGTCTGACTTTATAGCCATTTGTATAAGTAATTTGCTGGAATTCTATAGAAATCATATGCACCTCCATTATTAGAATAGGTGCATAATTCAAGGCAAAAATTAAAAGGAGTTGTAAAAAATAAAAGCCCTTGCGGGCCTTATTATTTTCCAATTACGTCAATGCATTCTGCATATAAAACATAATCGTATTTACAAATAGATGGATCTCCAGAACTATAATGCAATACAATATGCTCTGGATTACAATCCTCTCGTAATAATTTTTCTTTATTACGATCCAATTCTTTTTGCTGTTTTCCATACAGAAAACAACTATTTTCAATATATGGAAATTCGAACTTAAACATATAGTTTCGAAAATCTTCTATTGAACTGAATAAACATTTAACTCTGGACTCTTTTAATACATAGTCCATATAGCGTTTTTCGCACAAAGCGATCAACACACCTTTTCTTTTTAATCCTGCCTCAATATAGCAGGAAAGAACTTCTCTTTCTTTTCGTACTTTATACAACTTTATTCTGTTTTTAAAGTACTCTAATATTTTCATTATTTGCTCCTTTCTACAGATGCAAACCAAATCAACAATTTCCACAATTCTTCTGTGGACAACTTATATACAACATTTTCCATTTTTCCTCCTAAAATCTCGAAGACAGACATTGTCTTCACTATAGGAGATGTAAAAAATAAAAGCCCTTGCGGGCTTAATTATCAAAAAGGGTATAAGACCCTTCAATAATTTCCAAATCCATTTCCGGATGAGCTTTCTGCATAATCAGCATAGCTTCCAGTACATCACTGTAAAACGGGTTTCCATGCCCGTTAAATAGCAAATTGTTTGTTTTCCTATCAACAACATAATACAATACATCAAAATATTCCATTTTTCACTCCTTTTCTAAAAACACAAGAGGATCATCCTTGTCCTCTCACTATAGGAGATGCAAAATGTAGGATTATAATTAACTCCTACAAGGAGAGAAAATATCAATGTTAACGAAATGCCCAGAATGTGATCTGCCGGTAAGTGATAAAGCAATAAGCTGTCCGCATTGCGGATATCCGCTGAAAAATGAAAGTACATCAAAACGAAGAAAACAGGCAAAAAGGCGCCGGCTGCCAAATGGCTTCGGACAAATATCAGAGCTGAAAGGAATGAATCTTCGTAAGCCTTTCCGAGCCATGGTCACGATTGGAAAGGACGACGAAGGAAAACCGGTAAGCAGACTTCTGCAGCCGGAAGCTTATTTTGAAACCTATAATGATGCTTATCAGGCACTGTTGGAATATAACAAGAATCCATATGTATTCCAAAATGCGCTGACCGTAGGAGAATTATACGAAAAATGGAGTTCCAAATTCTTTGAAGAAGCTGGAAAAGCGGTTATAGAATCGACAAGAAGTGCCTGGCGTTATTGCAAAGAAATAGAAAAACTGAAAGTAACCGAGCTTCGTCCAAAGCACATTTTATACTGTATGAATGAAGTAAAGATTGACCGAAAAGGAGTTATTAAGACTGCCACACCGCAGATCAAGGATCGAATCAAGATTACTTTTAACAAGATGCTGGATTATGCAGTTGCTTATGATCTGGTTGACAAGAATTGTTCCCGCGGATTCAAGATGTCGATGCTGATCAATTCAAAATATGATCCGGATGTACGGCACCATATCCCGTACACGGATAAAGAGATGAAAATTCTCTGGGAAAATATCTATAAGTATGAAGGAATCGATATTATCCTGATCCAATGTTATTCCGGCTGGCGTCCGAAAGAAATGGAACTGCTGAGACTTGAGAATGTTGATCTTGAAAAAGGAATCATGATCGGCGGTATGAAGACAAAAGCCGGAACCAACCGTACTGTACCGATCCATTCAAAAATCTATGATTTGGTTAAAAAACGATATGATGAATCAGTCGAAGCAGACTCAGAATATCTTTTTACAGGAAAAACAGTCTTCAGCAGTGGCAAAGTAAAATATCATAGATACCGCTATACTGACTTCTGGGAAGACATGAAATTCATTGTAGAGACTCTTGGTTTGAATCCTGAGCATAAACCGCATGATGGGCGTGATCATTTCGTCACACAAGCAAAGAAATACGAACTGAATGAGTATGCAATTAAATATATTGTCGGCCATACAATCACTGATATCACAGAATCAGTTTATACTACAAGATCCGATGAATGGCTAAAGTCGGAAATCGAAAAAATAAAATAGATGCATTTTTCGCAATGTAAAAACAGTACATTCCTACAACAAAATATCAATTAAGTTTTGTATGAACTTAAATGTATGTAACTTGTAGGAATGTACCGCTTTTTATGACATTTATACAGCACTTAAAAACTTCTATTTACGAGTAAATTAAACCATTTTGAAGGAATTAAGCGAAATCAGCCATAATTTAATTAAGGTAATTTTACTCGTAAAAAGTGCTGAAATTGGAGGAATAATGTAGGAATGAAAAGCTACGTAGCCCTTTTTATTTACATCAAATACTCCAATGCATTAGACATAATACTTGTAACAGCATTACGAATCACTTGGTCAGTGATTTCAGTTGCTTCGATCACACCGGCATCAGAAATTGCAAGAACCGTAATTTTGCCGGTGTATTTATCAATATCTTCAACAGCACTTTGAATCATACTTTCGGTCTGACTACGAAGTGTAGGATCCTCAATACTGTCTGTACCGTTAATCGCCCAATAACTGATCCAGTCACAGAATGCGACACGAATACGATCATGAAAGGACGGCGAATTTAAGATTGTGTTTCGTTCTTCAAGAGTCATTATCTAATTGCTCCTAAGTCTGTAATATTTTTAGCAACCTCTATATGTTGTGCATCAGTCAACGCTTTATTATATAAAACTAATGCTGGACAAATCATTCCGCTTGCATTACCAAGATCACCAGCTTGATATGTTAGGACACCATACCCCCGACCATAAGGCGGGTTTATTGTTGATGTTCCATATTTCACACCATCAACATAAATATAATTTGCTTCAAAATTGCATCCTAAAATTCCAGTTTGAGATCTCCAACCAGTAGATCTCCATCCATTACCACCATTCATCACAAAACCCCATTGTGTACCAGATGTTAAATGCTGATTATGTCCAAGCCATCTACTGTCTGTCAAATACATTCCAATCATATTACCAACAGCATAATTTTTCATATGAAAACCGAAAACGCAAGCCTTAACATTATTAGCCATACTTTTTATAGTTGAATTATCCACCCAAACATTTTGATTTGCTTCTAAAAAATCCATTCCGGAACAATATCGCCATCGTACAGCACTTCCTTTTCTTAAAGTATATTTAGTTCCCTCGTTTATATTAACAAGGGCATCTGCTTCAGATGGCGCGAAGGCAAATTGATAGGCTGCAATAACATCATTTTCAGTTAAGCCATTAGCTAAATACCATTTATCACGAATATCATTTTGTATAACCTGAATAGTTCCAGTCGCCATAAAATCTCCTATTCAGTCGGTTCTCCATCGACTTCAACAATAGGTTCTTCTTCGTCAGATTCTTCTTCACCACCTTCCGGTTCTGGCTCCGGTTCTGGTCCTGGCTCAATTGCAGGTCTTCGGTCAAAGATTTGTTGCATGATTATACGCCCATCATCCTGAAGCAGATGAGCAGAATGGTACGGGATTCCAGATACAGAGGCAGCAGCACAAATCGTAAAATATTTTGCCAATGCCTGTTCGTAATTGGTGTAATGATCGTAAAGAAGCCCTTTTGAATCATCTGAACGTACCTGATTTTCAATTGTTGTGTAAAATGATTGTTTAATCATAATTATTTTCCTCTTTAAGTTTACTAATAAAATTCATGAATTATTATGGAGTGACCTGATGCAAAACTCTTAGTAGTCGATGCCGTATTTATAACGCTACACATAATATGGTTCGTACTTGAATCGACCCAAATATTAGCTACTCTAAAGATCTGTTTTATACGCCATCGTCACATTGGCAGTTGTTGCTGTTGTACAAGTTCCAGTAAATGCGATATAGCCTTCATAACTTGTCCAAGTCACATCACTTGTAATATATGACGGGTTTTCGAATGTACATTCAAGTACAACGGTATCTGTATTAATTTTTGAATTTGTAATGCGGAAAATTTCTGCGTTCGTTGCTGTATTAACTGGTTGCTGATAGTAATACATAACTTGGGCATTACCACTTTCTCCACTACTGCCAGATGAAATTGCCCATTCTCCATTCTTTCGAACGTATTCTTCTCCGTCAGTAGGAGCATCACTAATCTTTGCAAGAAGACCTGTTCTGGCTTCAGTATCTTTTATGTCATAAACAGTACCGTTTACCCTAACTTTTGAAATATTAGACATAAAATCCCTTTCTGATATGAAAAACTGCATAAAAATATCAATAACTTCTACACAGTTTTTACCAAGCCGATATCTTATTCTTCGACTTCCGGAAGAAATTCAATACCCGTTACCCAGCGAAGCTTGTTAGCCATAATTGACACGACGACCGTTTTAATGATCTGTTCTGTGACACCATCAACAGAGCATGCCTTGATTGTATCGTCACTGATTGCCAAAGCAGAAACAACTTTAAGAGTCCCACTCAAATCATTAAGGATCAGCTCAATGGCTTTCTTTGTCTGCTCTTTCTGAAGCGGATCAGTAATCGGATCAAGTCCAGCACCAGCCCAATAACCGGCCCAGTCAAGAAGTTCAATAGCAGTAGCACGCTGCAGCGCACCACTCTGATAATAATCCCATCGTTCTTGGTTTGTCATAATAATTCTCCTTCTAAATATTTTTATTGACCATCAGTAAAACACAAACGGGCAACATTATTTGGATCACCTATATATACTTTTTTAACTTTTTTAGCGACACCACTGTCTCTTCCAATGTAAATTGTCTTCGTTTTATGAGCAACCTGTGGAAATACTATACGCCCAGTTTCATTAAAATCCTGAAATGGATTTCCATATAAGAAAGTGCCTGTCCCAGAATTTGTAAGAAATGAATTGGATACAGTATCATATAAACCAGCTTTATGATCTGCTTTTCTAATAACAGGAATATATGAATGAACAACATCATATCTTTCATAAATATAAAAAGCATATAATTTAGTTTTTGAAAAATTACCTATAATAGTATCGTTATTTACACCAAAAATGCATAAAGGATCTGATAAAACAGAAACCCCTGCTGTGCTAACATAACTATTATCATTTCTGGCACTGGTATTTGTTGTAACAGAATGGGCAATTGTTAGTTTTTCATTTGGAATAATTTTAGGATCAGTTACAGCCTCATTTGCACCAATCCAAAAACTTCCTGAACGGCTACTATCAGGAGTCCATGTTTCAAGATGATATCTTTTTTCTGTACTTTTACGGGCACCAAAAATAGAACCATGACCACTCGTGCCAATACTATTACTTGTAATAAAAGTTATATAAGATCCAGTATTCACTGTTGTTTTATATCCTGTATCAATATACTGTGTTCCAGTAGATTCAATATACTCTACCTGCTGATACTCTGATGGGATCGTTATTTCACTCATATAAAAAGTTTCACCAACAATGTCGTACAGTCCATGAACAGAATCAGATTTTCTAATGCATGGGACAAAATCACGGATCAGAACATCATTCTCATACATCTTTAAAGAATATAATTTAAGCCTTCCGGATCCTTCTAATGTGAATGGACCTTCAGATGTTCTTTGTCTCCGAGATTTAAAAATTGTCATAGTCTTGTTTGAAGTATTAGTTCCAGATCTTGGTATTGCAGTTACTGTAGTTCTTGCAAAAATATCAGATGTCTGTGAATAAGATATCGTGCTACCTTCTCCGTCGCGATAATTTGTTTTTTCAATTCCAGTTCTTAAAGAACATTCCAAAGAAGCATCCATACAACCAAAAACATAATTTCCATAACCATATTTTTTTTCAGTCATTTGAAAATCAGCTTCTACTGTAGTGGCTGAAGATAATACAACTCCGGAATCAATATATTCATATCCATTGCTTTCAATATACTCAACCTGAGTATATTCATTTGGTAAATTAAGATATTGCACATTTCCGCCGGAAGCATAAACTTTTCCCATGTTTATACCTCATAGTAAAAATATAATGATCCGGCAGAAAGCTCCGATGCTCCATCAACAAGATCGACTAAAGAGATCGTATACTCGGGATGAGTGCTTGCCGTTGCACCTGAATAACTTAGTTTTACATCAAGTGCAGCCTGAAGATCAGTCTGATTGGATAACGTGCCATTAATATCACCCCATGCGCTGACAGTTCCCTGTTCTTCAATAACATCAAGACGCGAACGCGCATTAGCGTCTTTTATGTCATAAGTATCATAATTAATTTTTACTTTTGAAATATCAGCCATAAAACCTCAATTAAAAAAAGTAAAAGGACGGACATAAAAACTACATCCGGCCTAATACTAATTATAGATTAACCCTGAAAGGCCTTTACCAATACTAGATTTTTGGTAAAGGATGAATAATAACTGGCTGAATCAGCCAAAATATATAATTAAAGCTTCATGATGTTACCAGAATTTAAAATTTTAGCCGGCTCTGGATCAACCATTTTGAAGCCTAAATCGCTAACTATTATCAATTGGTCCAAATACGATTCGATCTTCATTACCGGTTCCGGCTACAAGGATCAAAGTTTCATTCTCATCTACTGAAAAGGCTGGACTGATTTTTTCGCCATTATACAGTGTGACCATGCCGGTAATAATACGGCCTTCACAAGAATGAGCCGTAATGCCGTACATGAGATTTCCTTCATTCACTGTATCTGCAGTCAAATCGATCAGGACTTCATTTTCATAAATAACTTTACTTACATTCGGCATAGTTTCTCCTTATGAAAGCATAAAATCAAGCATTTCCGTTTCATCATAATAAGTAGCATGCGATCCAGAAAATGAAAACATAAATTCTATTGTTTCTGTCGCACTATAATAAGTGGTTGTTGTTCCACCAATACTGTCAATCTTTGTTTTATCTGCGGAGGACATTAATCCTGAATTAGATTGTGTTGCAAGATCCATTTTGACATAATTACGTAAACTTGTTCCATCATGATAATAGATCGGATGCTCTTTGAACAAAGCGAACTGATAAGTGCTATAAGTCCGCCCAAGAAGCAAATATAAATACCCATCGTTTGTTGTTGGAAGATCGTGCGTCCATGGCGTCGCATTAGCGATCTTTACTTTGCCATTTGACTGAAGACTTAATTTCAAATAAAGCATCTTATGAGCTGTTAAAGTCTGACCACAATTGAATGTGTAACGAAGGTCAACGCTGTTACGCTGATAGTACAGCGCAGTTGTCATGTTACCGTTTGCATTGACTGTTGTCGTACTGTTGTAATAGAAGATATAGCCAAACGGGTCAAACTCGACATTGGTAAGCATCGTCTTTGTTGTTCCAGTCACATTACTATTGTTATTCAGCGGAGTCAATTTGTTTTCATCCATCTGGAATAATAGCTGATAACGATAGACAGCACTGTCAGCCTGATAAGCCCCCGACCCTTGATAAAGATTAACAATATCGGTAGTATTGCCATCAGTATATGAACGAAGCATCCACCATCCTGTGTAGTTCGTTCCGCTGATAGTCACCGTCTGATAGATGAATTGTCCAACATAATTAGCCGGTAAATGCGTTGTTAGCCTTGTCGTTCCACCATAATACATATTGACTGCTCCGGATGTCGCGCCACCTTTCAAGGTGAGATTGAGCGTCGCACTTCCACTACCCTCAAAAGGTAGCCAGTAATCAATAACCAAGCCTTCGTAAAGTTCAGCAACTTCTGGTAAGTCACCAGTCCATGTACCAGTTTTCGCTGTCTGAGTGCCTTTGACGTAGTATATATTATGCGGATTATGTCCATAGATCGTGTCAGTGACACGAAGATTTCCAGTAATTACAGTATCTTTTAATTGTGCCACATGCCACCTCTTATCTTTCTATAAAGTCGTTCGCTGAGATATATTGACTGTTGAATTTTGCGTTTCCCGTTTCTTCAATAAGCTCTACCCATTCTGTAATTCCAGTCTTCGTTATTTTCGTACCTTCATCTTCAACAAACTCGAACGTATGAACCTTACCAGTCTTGTCAATCTTTGCAGATGTATGGTACAAATCCAGAATGTCTTCGGTGGAAAGTGCAGTGCAGTAAATTCGGAAATCGGAAATATACACATCTGAATAATTTGCCTGATTAAATCTTGTTCCAAGATAAAACGGGAGTACCTTGTTAAATGCACTTCCTTTTCCTGAACTTCCAATATTAACACCATCGACATACATTTTCAATGCAGATGAATCATATGAAAAGACTACGTGATACCATCTATCAATCTGAAATGAAGAATTAAAACTTACATACGAATTAGAACCACCAGATTGAACTGTTCCATTGGTATAGGTATAAAACGGTTGATACCCTTCAGTGGATGTTCTCATGTCAATTACATGAGCATCTTTCATGGTATTAAATTTCACCAATAATGAAAATGTTATTGTGTCAGACGCATAACAACTACCTGTAATATAAGACGAAACAGTATTTGCCAAATCAATAGAACTGGAATATCTGTGGCTGTCATTTGTATAAGAAACCGTATTTACAATTTGACCATGATGCCCATAACCTGAAGAATCTGTGACAACAAATGGATTAATTTTGTCTGATAGTTCACAGTTGATGTATGGTGTAGCTGTGTCCCCTTTTTCAAGCTTCCACTTTCCAATGGACATAGACATAGTCCCTGATACTTGTGGAACAGAGTTCCAAATCCACAGTTCCAATTTAGATGCATCTGAACTTGATGCCTGTCCACTTGTTATTGTAAAAGAACATTCTATATGATCAGCGTGACCATTAGTAAAATAATCTGTGCCATTTAAAGTTTTTAGCGTCCAACTACCTCCACCTAAAAAAGCACTGATACCTAATTGAGATTCCGTTTTTCCGGTGTGAGAAACATCAACATCCCAAAACTGTAATGTGTATGTTTGCCCTTCAACAACCTTTTCTGTCATATAAAGCACATAAGCATTGTAGCCTGTTTTGCTATAATATTTCGGAAAATCTTTCAGCAAATTTTTGTTCGTCATAGGGTACGATTCATCAAGCTTGTAGTGCAGAATCAACCCCTGTGAAAGTTCTTTTACTTCGGCGACGGAAAGGCAATGGTCGTAAAGTCTGAAGTCATTTACGGCAAACATCGGATTGATGATAATAAAATTTGAATTTTCTGCAATCTGCAAACTTCCACCAGTTTTTCGTTTTCCAATCAGATTACCATCTACATAAACAATCTGATATTCACCATCAAAAATCAGAGTGAAATGATGCCATACTCCGACATAACTCGAAGAATTGGATACAAATGTATAGTCGTCTGAATAAAAACAAAATGCTAAAGCTCCACTTGTTTGGCGCACAGCAAAATGCAAGCAAGTACGAGTACCATTTACACCACATTTGAAAAAATATGTGTCATTTTCACTGCTTCCTTCTGGGATTGCCTTTAATTGCCCCCAGAAACTAATTGTGAAAACGCTATTTAGTATATTGGCAATCTTCGGGCAAGTTATAGTGAATCTTCCGCTTTCTGCAACTTGTCCGATTTTCCCTGAATCCGTAAACACTGCACTTGTATTCGTAGTGCCTATGTTCAAACATCCTTTGTTTTCCAGTGTTCCATCAAGCGGAAGCCATATTTGTAATGCCATTTTGAAGTCTCCTTATGCAAATACAAAATCAAGACTTTCATCAGTTGTGTTCCACTGAAGTGTGACCTGCTCATTCACTTTATATGATCCGGCATTTAATTGTCCGGCTGTTGTTGTAGCATAAATACCAGAATCGAAGCTCTGCGTTCCTGTGTTCGTTGTGGCGGTTGTCGTACCCGTGACATAATATTTTGTCGTTGTTGCAAGTGTATTCGTTACCTTCGTATCGGTATCTGTGTCACTTGACCATACCGGAATACCGCTCGAAGAAACTTTCAGAACCTGCCCGTTCGAGCCGATAGCAAGCCGTTCAGGAGCACCATTTCCGCTAAAATAGATAATGTCACCTTTCGCCGTACCGATTGACTTTGCAATTTGTGCGTCATTTGTTACGTTTCCAAGTCCAACGTCTGATTTACTATAAGTCGGTTTCGCATGAACATGGTCAGCTCTCGCTACATTATTAGAAGTACCGTTGCTCGCTGTTCCCAAGGCCGCAGGAGTGCCAGAGGTCGGAAACGCCACTGAGAACGTTGTCCCTGATAAGCTGATACCGTTCCCATTGGTGTATTTAGTGTCTGTGAAAACAGCATTTGCCGGAACAGCTGTCTGAACAGTTAGCCCATTTACTTTTTTGGAATCATCAACGGTAAGCGGCAAACGTACTGCCGTCGTTGTTGAGTGCGAAATCGAATTGTTAACTTCTGTATTTAGTACCGCAGATGTGTTCTGATTATAGTAAGCAACAATAAACGGCGTAAATGTGCCTTCGCCAGTCCAATAGAATCTTCTGGACTGTACCTGATAAAATTCAAGACCGCCATAAAACTTGTTGTTATAAGTAAAAGTACAAGCCCTAAAACCTTCACCAGTCCGTAATTCTGTACTCGTATTTTCAAAGTTACCAAAAAAGCTATAATGACAGCTTTTCGCAGTGCTGTATCTATCTTGAAAGACAAAATTCGCTACATATTCCGGCATAAGCCCATTTGAACGAATAGTAACAATACTCCCGGACGTATGACTGCTTGTTCCAGAATTTGCATTTTCTGATAATTCACAAAGAGCAAGAACGGTTCTTTGATAGTCTGCTACGCCACCAATATCCATGTATTTTGGTGTTCCAGATGGTGTGGCAAATGTTTCCCATGTACCTTTTGGTGTCAGTGCTTTGCTTGTTGTCGATCCATCGAATGATATTCCCGTTCGAATAAGTTTGCTCGAATCACTGCTGTCAGCAACAACAATCTTGTCCCCACTGGCTACAGCGGTGTCTGAAGTGATTGCACCTGCGGTCGTGATGTTTCCATAAGTCGGTTTTGCATGAACATGGTCGGCTCTTGCTACATTATTGGAAGTACCGTTGTTTGCAGTCCCCAAGGCCGCAGGAGTACCGGAGGTCGGAAACGCTGCTAAAAATGTTGTACCTGAAAGTGAAATACCATCACCATTACTATAAGTTGTATCAGTAAACTTAGCATCAGACGGGACCGATTTTCCAATCGTAAATCCACTATCCTTAATAACCTTCCCAGAAGTACCACTAAATGTTACAACATGAGCATCGGTTGCACTGGCAGGACCGGTTACAGCTCCATCAATATTAGCCTGAATAACAGTCCAATGCGCATCATTTGCTGAAGTACCATCAGTAACACAAATGATTGTGTCACCAATTTCACAAGACTGGCCAGCATAAGTTCCACTAGTAGCGACTTTATAAGTCCAACCCTTATAATGTGTTGCCGGAAGAGTTGAAACCGTTGCACCGGAAGAACCTATCGTGCCTTTAAATATCATTGCGTCATTAGCTTTAAAAGCAGACTGAACAAAAGCTGTCGTAGCAATTTGAGTTGAATTAGTACCATCTGCAGCGGTAGGAGCAGTTGGAGTACCAGTAAAAGCAGGAGAACCAAGCTTAGCAAATGACTCCCATGTACCTTTTGGTGTCAAAGCAGTTGTAGTTGTAGACCCATCAAAACTAATTCCAGTTCTAATAAGCTTTGAACTAGCTGAGCTGTCAGTAACAACGATCTTATCCCCACTGGCTACAGCGGTGTCTGAAGTGATTGCACCAGCATTAGTGATATTGCCATGAGTATGGTCGTTTGCAGATGGTGTAAATCCCAAGGCTGTTGTAACGTCAGATGAGTTCAACGCCGCAAAGATATTCGATAATTTTCTGCGATGGTAAGTTGTCGTTGTTGTTCCACCATTTGCATATTGAGCAACAATGTAATCATTCCGATTTGCCTGTGAAGTCCCTTCCCCTAATGCATTGATGATAGCATTACCTGCATCTCCAAGAGTAGTCTTTCCAGTACCACCACGGGCTGCAGGAAGCGTTCCTGACGTAATATCAGACGCACCGTGAGTATGAGAAGCCGGAGCATAATCGTCTGCATCTAATCCGTCCAGTTTCGTTTTGTCGGAAGCAGACATATACCCATTTACAGTTGACGAAGCAAGCGGTAAATTCTTTAATTCAACAATTTTTGTTCCATCATGAAAATAAACAGGATGGTCAGGAGTCATACCTAACTGATATGTACTATATGTTCGTCCTAAATAGATGTAATAATACCCGTCAGCGGTTGTTGGCAAAGCCTGTGTCCACGGAGTCGTACTTGCAATCTTTACTTTTCCGTTGGATTGCATGGATACTTTCAAATAAAACGGTTTATGTGCCGTCAATGCTGTCCCACAATTAAACGTGTACTGAAGATTAAGCGGAGCGGAATATTTTGGGGTAGTTGAACTAATAGATGAGCCTGCATTAATTGTCGAGGTTGATTCCCAATACAGAATTGCGCCGAATGGGTCAAATTCAACATTTGTGAGCATTGTCTTCGTTGTACCTGTGACATTATTATTATTATTTAACGGAGTCAATGTATTTTCGTCAATCTGGAACAACAATTGATAACGATAAATAACGCTGTTTGCTACCCAAGCACCATGATAGTAGAGATAACACGCCCTATCATTACCATCAAGATATGCCTTTGTTGCCCACCATCCTGTATATTCTGTTCCTGAAATTGTTATCGTCTGATAAGTAAGACGAACAATGTTGTTAGCACCAATATGAGTTGTAAGCCTACTTGTACCAGAATAATAGCAATTTACTGCACCAGTAGTTACACCATTTTTCAGCGTGAGATTCAGCGTTGCATTTCCACTACCTGCGAAAGGAAGCCAATAGTCGATTGTCAAACCGTTGTATAATTCAGAAACATCCGGCAAATTACCAGTCCAAGTACCAGTAGAAGCCGTTTGTGTTCCTTTCACATAATATGCGCCATGCTTTTCATCACGAATATCATAGGTCGTAGAGCCGACCTGAATTTGAGTAATGTCGGCCATACGCCCTCCTATTGTACAGTGATCAGCCCTTCGGGCATGATTAACTTTGTACCGCTGACAGTGACTTCAGCGGTACCTGTAATTTTCGTGCCGTCTTTCTTGTGTGCTGTAGCTCCTTTATAGAGTTTTTCGGCAGTCACTGTATCGGCGGTAAGATCGATCAAAGTTGTACCGCCGTAAACAACTTTATTGATCACATTTGCCATAATATTACGCGATCGTTGCAGTATATCCACCGGCAGCATTCTGCGTTTCTGTATAAGGAATCGCATTAATAGTAGCCTGAGTAATATAGTCAAGACTCTCTGAAGCAGCCGTAATGATCTGCTGAATGGTCGAAGGTGTCACAGTGATCGCGCCGACCGTCAGTTCATCTTCCGGTGACATTGTACCTTCAACGCCAAGAATTGTTACACCATTACGAATGTTGTTCGCAACGAGATTTGACGCAGAAGTACTGTCGAGGACTGCTTTCCCAGAACCATCATAAAAACCTGTAGGAATATTAGTACCGGCTTTACCGGAAACAGTAATGTTGGTTCCGGCTCGATTCGGCATAGTGCCTGTAATCTTAGAGCCATTCTTATAAGCAGTCTTCGTAGCAAGGATCTCAGCTGCACTTGCGGTGGCATCTGAAGTATCCGCATCATAAGTGCAAGTACCAGTTGCAGTAGTACCATCCGCCAGATGGAAAGTTTTGTTATTAATAACATCAGTAGCGGTAATGGTATCATTGGTTAGATCAATGAGGACATCCCCATCATAAATTACTTTGTTAATTATCTTTGTAGTATCGTGCTGTGACATAAATTATCCTCCAATAGTTGCGGTATAGCCACCACTGATATTGCTGACTTCAGCATAAGGAATCGGATGAACTAATATATCATCCTCACAATAACATTCAGCTGTCGGAAGAAGCTGAAACACTGAATCAGGAACAACTTCCCACGGTCCTTCGTATGGAGTGCCTAAACGATCCGGTATAGAAAGCTCTCCATAAAGCAAACCTCCATCAGAAAGTGTCCCGATTAATTCCGATCCACCAGAAAGATATCCGATTAATTCTTTTTCCATCAGCTCACCTCATGTGTGATCTCAAGAATTCCATTTTGAATAAAAGTGTCCACATCACCGTTTTTAAATGTCAACTGTCCATCGAATATATATGGGCCAAAAGGAAGTGACTTTGTATCTTCTGGTTCAATCACTAAAAGCATAGTGTCGATAGGAACTTCTTTTTCAAAAATCGTATTTTTATCGGATACATACTTTTTAAACGAAAAACGAATATGGTCCCCTTCCTGCGGAGTATATTCGTCTCCAGTTGATTTGTATTTGACTGTTACGGAGATTTTTGCGGTGTCTCCGCGTGTCAACATGATTTTATTGTCGGAAACACTATAACCCATGTTTTATCTCCTTTTATTTAACTTCTGCAAGTGCTTTTGCAAGATCAGAATGCTGCCTGGCTGTAAGTCTGCAATTAAAAAATCCTGCAGCTCTGATATATGTATTGGGCCTTGTACCGCCACCAATGGTTACATTACCGTTACTTGATGTTGCCGGCATATTATTAATAGTTTCAACTTTTCCATTATTGTAATAAGAAACACCAATGGCATTTCCATTAACATATATTTGCGGATAACTGCGATCAAAAGCTACTACCCCAGAAGAAGGAAGCTGAGAATTTCCTCGATAAAGTCTTAGATATCCATCAGAATCATTCCATGATTCATATGGCTTATACGAAAAGCAAAAACCAGGATAATTCTTTATACTTTTATCAATTTTCCATTCACCATTATTTGAATAAGAAATATCACCAATACGACCTGCTGCCATGTTCTGACCAGTTCCATGACAACTAAGCCATCTCCCGCCGTCAAGTGTTGAATCAGATGCCATGGGAAGTCCGGTATACCAAAATACTGCAGTCACCACACTGGTCCCGAAATTATTGGAAGCCTTCAGACCAGATGAATCGGTACCTGATGTAATATAATATCCTGAGTCATAGTTCCATGTACAATACCTATAATCCCAAATATTATGTCCATGCCCTGTAATATCTGTAATAGCTGCACCATGATCTTTAGCATGATAAAACTGATAGGCAGCTAAACAATTTTCTTCTTTTAATCCATAAGGAATCCACCAGTCAGCTGTAAAAAAGATATGCGCAACTCCGTTTACACCGACATATGCTTTTAAAACTTTTCTTGCTTTATTATCAATACCGATATACATTTTTTTTACTTTTTTGGCTTTATCATTTACGCCAACATAAGGTACTCTTGGCATAATTACCTCTTATTCATAAACCAAATAAAGTGTTCCTGTATAAAGTGGAGTCTGCCCAGACACAATATCCGTTGTACTCCACTGCATCGGAGGAAGACCGGAAATATTCAGCATACTAACCATTGGTGTTTCTACTTCTCCAACAACATTTGCTATATTTTCAGGTGCAATTGATGAAGTATTTGCCTGAACAGTAATGTAAGCAAGAGCATACTGTTTTACATAATCTGTTTTTGTCAATGTAGGACGTACTGGAGTTTCTTGCGGAGTACCCTGAATAATCTTGATTGTATTCTCACGAGAAGTCTTATTCACTTCGATTACAACAGCATCAATTCTGTTATAAACTGTATCGGCAGTTGAAACTGTAAGCAAAAGTTTTTGATTATTAAACGTCCAGGTATGATCAAACCATGCACGACCGGTATCAACAAAAATATCCATACCGCTGCTTATTGAAACATGAAACCTTTGACCTACTGAATAATAGACACCATCGTTGATCAGCCCATCATAAAAACTTGAAAACTGTTCTGCATTATAAACACGGTCTCCATTATATGAGTCATAAAATCCATAAGTTACACTCATTTATCCTCCTTTATGTCCAATCGATTTCCTGGAAAGTCGGGAGAATCGTCAGACCGTTTTCATCAAAACTAATCACAACTTCGGAAATATAAACTGCTTCCGAATTTCCATACATATCTTTAAATTGAACTCGATCGCCGACATTATAATGTGTACGATATTTATACATTTTTTCAGTTACAATCTCACCTTCAATACCAGTTTTGATCTTAAACTCTTCATTCAGTTTCTTTTTTGCTTTTTCCTGAATTTGAGCATTTGTCATATTATCTTTTTTATTGTCATTCAATTCTGAAGCATCGATTTGAACTTCACGGCGAGTCAATCCTGTAGGTGTAGAACTTGTATTATAAGTTGTTACGAACTGGCTTTCGTCCTTCGAAACATAAATAAAATTTCGGTATTCTTCTTTTGAACTAAAATAGTTACTCGATTTCAAATTATCAAAATACGTTGAAAATATCACATAGGAATTCGTACTTTGATTCATTGTTCGATCCACACCACAAAACAGACTGAATACAAACTGATTAGAACTGTTTAAAATTACTTTAAAACCTATATGTTTATCCTTACAAACACCTTCAACAATATCTAAAATACTATTACCATTGTAAGATTCATGAAAAGTCTTACTTGTAACATTCGTATCAGTACTAGATTGAAATATAAAATTATTTATTTTACGGTTTGCGTCTGAAGGATTTATTATATGGCTGTTTATAAGCGACTGAATACTTGTTTGAACATTTACGTTATACCCGGAAGTTGTTTCTGTACCAAATTCAACTTTTCCTGGAACAATTCGACGTTCAAGAATAGATTCAAAAGAACGCCCGCTCACGATCATTCGCGGCGGGCTGTCCTCATCTTTTGTTTCTTCAATTTTTTCTATAATACACCATTTGTCAGAGTAATCGATATGACAATAATAGTCTTTTTGTAAAATTGAGACCCATTTCTCTTCGAAAGGAATTGTAAGCTCAAAATCTCCGCATTCATCATAACGATCTGTCCAGATTAAAGCTTCATATTGTTCAACAATTGCAATAAGATTAAAAGAGGTGTTATAGATATAAAGATTTAACTCATTAGCCATTTAAACCCCCAAAACTTTAATTGGGCATTCAAGATTAACTAACATATAGTCAAATCCAGATGTTGCAGTATAAGTAAAATGATTAGCTCCGGTCTGAAGATAAATCCATTTTGAAGAAAGATCAACTGCATGCAAAATGTTATAAACTATTCCACCTCTTGAAAGTGTTGCTGACTTGCTCCCACGAGTAGTATCGATACGAATCAAATCATATTGAGCAATAGGAGATCCGACAATAGCTTCAATCTTACTATCATTTAAAATCATATATTCGCCACGAGTAGTATTATTAATGCGAATACCGGTTGTTGCTCCTAAAAACTCAAATGTTATAATTACACCGCTCTCGCCATCTCCGGCATAATTAATTGTAGCTTCAGGATAATCCTTAATGGTCCCGAACTGGACTGTTAATTGTGTTCGTTCCATAATTCAATGCTCCTTCTCTTATGCCAAAGTATTATGATTGATGGCCAAAAGCAATCGTATAATTATCTAATCGTCCATCTACTGTATGTTTAATTCTTGTTACTGGAATAGGTTCAATCGTTATATCATCATTAAAATACTTCAATCTGGTTTGAAGTGTTATATCAGAAGATGTCGGTGTAACATCAGTACTTCCTTCATAAAGATTAAACGTAATCTTATCTGGTTCTGAAGGAACATAATCCTGAATAGAGTCATCACCTTTTATTGTTGCAGTATTTCCTCCACCAGTATTTGTTTCATATTCCACTATATATTTAGCAATAATAATATCGCCATAACTATATCCATCTTTTAAAGATATAAGTTTTGCAGTACTGTCTGGAATAAAAACAAATGGCCCATCATATTTATACGGATATCCAGGAACCGGTTCACCTTCAAATTCAAAGCTGCAAGGAAAACTAAAATTCGGAACAATCTTTGAAATCAAACTTTTAACATCAACATTCTCTTTAACAAAATACGGATCGGGACAAAGGATCGAGATCTGAGCCCCTTCTTCTTTTGTAAAGATGTCAGTTTCATTTGCCTCAATATATCCAGTAATCTTATATGTCCCTGAATTATTTGTTACATAGAAAATAATTTCCTGCTTTATCGGAAAGAACCGATAACATTTATGACGGAGCTCTTCAATTGACATTTTTTGAGTATTTTCTCTGTAAAATGTCAACGTCATTACAATATTACGCTGACCAATTCTTCTGTTACCAAGAATCGCTCCATCAAACAATGCGATCTCAGATGATGAAATTTCAGCATTTGGATAAGTCAGTCCAGTTACAGAAACAACAAGGAAGCCAGAGACTTCCGGCTTCCTTATATCTAGTTCTAGGCTTTCACCTAAATTATTCACAATTTTAAATGATTTGATCATACTAATTGATTAACTCCTTTTATCATTGCGAATTGATTCTTTGTCTGACGATAAATATCAAGACGTGACAAAGCTTTAGGTGAATAATTATATTGATTAAATACCTGAGTTCCAGGTGTTACTTCTGACATATCATCAGTTGATTGTAGAGTTTTTGCATTTTCAGCAGCAGAAATATCAATAGCTTTGTCAGAACTAAGCATGGCGTCAATAGTATTTGCAGAATCGTAAACATCTGACATGTCAATGACAGGACGAATAACAGGATCGAGATTCATATTTGTATCAAGATCATCAGCAATTGCGGAAATAGCATCAGAAAATACTCCTGTTACTACTTCAGCCATTCCATCAGATTGATTTGCAGCAAGATTTGTATAATCCCTAATACCGTTAGCAAGACCTTCATCAAGATATCTACCAAAGCCATAAAAGATTTTTGAAGGCGAAGCTTCACCAAATCCTAATTGAGCAGCTTCATTAGTCTTTTCTGTTAGATTATTAGTAGCTTCAACAACGGATTTTGTTCCCTCAACAATGCCATCCGCTGTTCCTTGCGCCACATAATTACCAACACCACCAAAACCGGCTGCAGCAGCACCATCTTGCATCCCTTTTCTAAGATTTATCATAAAGTTATATCCCATACTGTAACCATCAGGGACCATTCTTGTAAAAACACGCCGTACTTTACCAGAAACTTCATTTAAATCTTTAGAATTAGCTTCATAACCTGCTAATAAACCAGAAGCAAGATTTTTAAAATATTCTGATGCTTTATCAGAAATACCTTCAGTATCAATACTTACTGTTGTCGATAATGTAGCACCAAGAGTGGTTAATGTTTCTCCAACAGTTCCAGTCCCCTGTTCAATAGCAGCGGACATATCCTGAACAAACTGCTGACCAAACTTTGTACCAGCAGATGCACTTGTATCTCTGGTTGTTCCGGCCGATTCTTCATCACCCTTTAGCTCTTCATACAATTTATCTTTAAGTGGGTTAGATCCTTCTTTGAAAGTTTCTTCCGCAGATTTAGGTTCTACTTTTGGATTGAATAAATTATCAATCGTATCCTGAAGTAATTTCTGTGATCCGGGTGTATTTATACCGGCAACAAAATTTGAAACAAAATCCATACCAGACTTTTGAGATTTAGAAACAGCATAATCCTTTAATGAATTCATTAAAGCGCCAGCAATACTTTCACCGGCAGACTGCGCCAAATTCTTTGATTTGAGAATACCCCTTGCAAGCCACCATACAAAGTTGTGGCCTATTGTATTGAGCTGCGAATAATAACCAGCAAGTGTATCAACAATAACCTGCGCAATTACATCAGCTGCTTGTGCGGCTTTATCTGAACTGTTCTCAAGTGCAGTATAAATGTTGGAAATAAATGTCTGTACAACACCACTGTCAGACTTTTCAAGAATGCCAGCAGAATTTGTCAGTTCATGCAAGAATTTAACAACCGGGGTTATAGCTTCTTTATTTAGTTCAATACCATTAATGGATGTCATCAAAGCATCAATAGACTCAGTAAGCTTTGTCGAATAATTTCCACCTGCATTCGCACCGGTAGCAAATTCTACAATATTACCAATAAAAGAAGAAACAGCTTCAAGAGTATCTTTGTTTTCAATCTTGATGTTATTGAGAAAGTCTTTGACCTTCTCCATACCTTCCGGATTCTTGATGTCGATATCACCAAGCTTTATGATAGAATCTTTAATTCCATCAACAAAAGCTTTGAAGTCCTGAGCAATAACGGAAGATTCTTTCGCAGAAGTCCTGACAGCAGTTAAGAAACCGGAAACTTTCTCAAAATTTGAAGCATCTGAAAGTGACAGAGACTTCATAGAGTCAGCAATGTCGGTCATCAACTTCTTAAATGCACTAGCAGTTCCTTCATTTTCTACTGCTTTATTTACACCATCTAGGAAATCAGCAACAGATCGGAATGCACCTTCCGGAGTCTGATTCAGGACAGCATTCATCTTTTCGGCTTGTTCAGCAGCTTCTTTTTCGGATTCGGAGACTTTAAAATAATCATCACCAAGATTTTCAATAGTTTTATCTCCGTTATACCACTTTAAGAAATTCTCCTGAACTTTTTGGGCATCATATCCGGCTTTCTCTAAAGCTTTCAATCGATCGGTATCATATCCCCACTTACCAGCATAAATGTCATTCATAAGATCTGCAGTAGAATATGCCTCACCATTTGTTGCCATCTGAATGACTTTATTAGCCTGATCAAGAGCTGAGCTCGTTTGTTTTGTAATATCAAAATGACCGTTTTCATCCAAAAGGCTGCTAAGTGTTTCCCAATCAAAATTATCAAGATTAAGGAGCTGCTTAATAGCTGTGATGCGTTCTTCTCCAGATTTATACATACCAATCATGGCACCATTCCAGAGTTTCTGGATCGCATCGGCACTTTTCTCTGTAACTTTTACACCATTTTGAAGATCTTTAATGCCTTGTGCTGCTAATTTCTTTTCGTCATCACCAAGAGTATATTTCTTATTTAGTTCATCTACCATGGAAATAGCAGATTCTACTTTAGAATCATTAACATCAATATCTACTTTTTTATCACTAGTTTCATCAAGTTCTTTATTAAGACCTGTAACCGAAGCAACAAGACCCTTGAAGAAACTCATCGTGCTATCTGTGCCGCTAAAGATCTGTGTAAAATCAAATTCTTTTGTATTGCCGAATATATCTCCTAAGAATGGAATATTATCGCCAATTAAGTTGCCAAGAAGCTCACCACCTTTTGCAGCAGCGAATCCTTTAATTCCACCTTCTGTTCCAACAAGTTTAAATACATCTTCGGCTTTTAGTTCGATCTTTCCATTATCGCCAACTTTATTGAAACCTTCTTCTCCCAAACCAGAATAGAATGCTTCAAGATATTTCTTACGTGTTTCATCACCTGCTTTTTCAGCATCAGCAATTGAGTCCTGGTAAGCTTTTTCAAAATCAATAGAAAAACTTCCTGTTTTTTCATTATAAGCATCAGTACTAAAGGCATGCTTGAAAATATCAACAACTGCCTTTCCATCATCAGCAATGTTCGCTAAAGATGTTCCGGTCTTTTTAGCAGATTCACCAGCATTTTCAGTAGATTTTGTAAGATCTTCGGTAACTTCATCAGACTTTTCGACCCACTTCACATATTCTTCAAGAGATTGTGTTGTTGGATCATAGAAATTAGCAAAATGTGCCAAATATTTAGCATTGGTTTCGGTAAGGCCCCATTTTTTCATCTGGTCAGCCCAACCTTTTTCACCAATTGCTACACCAAATGCCCCTTCACTGATTGTTGCTTGACGAGCATTTTCAATAATTCTTGTCTGCTCTTCAGTTAGCTTTTTACCTTCACGAAATGCTTCAAGTGCTTGACCAAGTTCTACCTTATCTAAAGATTTGAATACTGCTCCATCTCGATTTACTTTAGCCGCTTCTTTATTGGCATTATTAGAAGCTTCTACTGCTGCCGTTTCTGCTTCAACAGCCTCGGCCTTTGCTTCGGCAGTTTCAGCAACTGACTGCTGTGCTTCAGCAACTTCTTCAGCTGCTCCAGCCACTTCTTTCAAAGCAGCAGCATCTTTAATAGCAAGCTTTTCACCAAGAGGATCATCAATATCAAAATTAAGAGCTTCAGCTACTTCTGTGGTTGATTCAGTAACAGCCTCATTATTTCGAATAATATCGTCAACAAGACGGGTCTGTTCTGCCTCATAATCTTTAAGAGCTTTATCTTTGATATAAGCTTCAATCTGTTCCTGAGATAAGCCGCCTTCATTCAACCTGCCCTGGAGTAATTCGGCATTAAACCCGGCCTTTTCCATTTCCTGTGCACGAGTAGTATTATTAAGACGAGCAAGCTCATCAAATTCACCTTTAAGTGCACGCTGATAACCTTCCTCCTCATGAGCAATCATATCCATATACTGCTCAAGAGTCATTGGCGGATTCTGCTTCTGCTGTTTAAAAAGTTCCTGATTAATTTTCAGGTTACCTTCTTTTACATCATTATAATCTTCCCAGGCTTGCCGTGCAGCTTTAACATCACCAAGTTCTTCTGTCAGTGCATCAATTATCGTATTTTCACTAAGGCCAAAATCGCCAGCAGCAATGCCAGTCATAAGTTCAGCATAGTCTTTATCATTGATCGTATCATTAAGCTTACTCATTGTCTGCTCATAAGAGTTGACAAATCCGTCAATCATGTTTTGATCAAAGACTTCGCCAAAATTATCGGTAAGGAATTTCCGCATTGCTTCAAAGTCAAGCTCTTCATTACCAAAGCGATTAAACCCGGAGACAAAGCTCTTCATGTCAAACCGATTCTCATCAAGCAAATCCATTGTAACCATGTTGATTGCATGCTGAGAAACGCTATCAAAATCACCAAGACCTTCTTCAAGAGCTTTAGCAGTCCCTTCACCAAATCGCTGAGCCATAGAATAAGTCATACCTTCGCCGGCACGAAGACCATTTGTAAGACCCTCTGCAACAAAAGCGCCGATTTCATAAGCTACTTTTGAAGGTGAATTTTCATCCAATGAAAACATTAAACCGTCTTTAATCTGAATACCAAGATTAATTGCTGCCTGTTTTACATTAGAAATGTTGGTTTCGTCTTGTAAAGCAATAAGAAGACCATCAACAACAAATTGGCCAATTTGTACAATATCAATCTCATTAAGAACAAAATTATCCTGTCCAATTTCACTAATAGATCTAAGCATTTCAACATAAACGCCAATTGTATTTTTAATATATTCAGCATCTATGCCAGCATTTCGCATACCATCCTGTAAAGAAACAATGCAAGGAATGATTTTTTCAGTAATGCCATTTAATGATCCAACAACAGAAGACAATGATACGGAATCACTAAAAATATTCAGTTTATCATACCAATGTGTATCTTCTTTGATATTTACCGAATTACCAAGCATTTCAAGCAAACTAAATACAGATGCCATTGCGTTAGACGCTTCTGAAACACCCTCAAATTTTCTGCCCTTTAATGCATTTGAAAAAGATTCGATACCGTCAATTACGCCGTCCGGCTGCGTTAATTTGCCAAAAAGTTCAACGTAATTCGTATCTCCGGTAAGCCAACTTGTAAGCTTACTTAAACCAGTAAATACCTGAGAACTCAGCACAGATCCAAGTATTTTCGGAATAAATCCAGCTTTTTTGACGTCGTCTTCACTAAGATCTTTAACAACCGGCAAGAATTTTGTTTTTAAGTTTTCAGTGGTTTCACAAAGACCTGTAACAACATTATCCAGATCTCCGCCTTTAACAAAAATTCCAACAAAACTTGAAGCGGCTGTAAACACTTCAGATTTTAAGACTTCAAGCATGATCTTAGATAAATATCCAGCACTCGAAACATGAGTATAACTAAGATCTTTGATTGCAGGTAAGAAGTCCTGATTTAATTTTCCAGCTATATTAACAAGCCCATCAATGACCTTATCAATTTGTCCGTCTTTTTGAACTCTGGACACCAATTCTGAAAAAGTGCCAAAAGTTTCTGCTTTAAATGCTCCAAGCATAATTCCAGATAAATAACCAGCTTTGGTAACATCAGTTGTTGAAAAATCTTTTACTGCCGGAATAAAGTCTGCCTTTAATTTATTAGCTATAGAAATAAGACCATCTAAAGCTTTTTCGATTGCGCCATTACCAGTAATATTATCTAAAAGTGCTGTAAATGATCCAAATGTTTCAGCAGCAAAAGCTCCTAACATTATTGTTGCCATTAACCCGGCTTTTGCAGCATGAGTTGATGAGAAATCATTTATTGCCGGTAAGAATTCATCTCTTAATTTTGTAGCAACTTTTATTAAATTATCAAGAGTGCTTTCAATTGCACCATTTGGTACTAATGCATCTATAAGAACAGTAAGTGCACCTAAAGCTTCTGCTGTAAAGGCTCCAAGCATTATTGTTGCCATCATACCGGCCTGGGCAGCATCTTCAAGAGTAAATTCACTAATAGCAGGAAGAAATTCATCTTTTATTTTATTTGCCACTTTGACAAGAGAATCAACAACTCCTGTAAATGAATCAACTAAGCCTGATCCAATACCACCAATAAATGCTCCAATTGCTTTACCAAGACCTCCAGCGAGAGTTTCTATAATCTGAACAAGATATTCTATAGATTCAAGAACGGTTCCTTCGCCAGCAAAATGATCAATAATCTGTGGAATTGCTGCTAATACACCAACTACACCAACAACACCAAGAATCATTAATATAGCTTCTCCAACCATGGGTGCTATAGCTTTTCCGATTGCACCCATAGCATATATTGCAGCAGCAACAATTATCATAGTCCCAGCAATTTCAACAATACCAGCTAACATTGGCAATATTGCAGTATAACTATTTTCAAGACCAGCCTGCTTTCCTAGCCAAGATAAAGCAACAACCAATCCGCCTAAAAGACCAACAGCAACTATCATCATTCCTAGATAGCCAAATGCTTTCCAATCTATTTTTTTAATTCCAGAAAGAATTACTAATGATGCAGTAATACCAAGTAAAAGAGTTGTCATTCCTTGCAATATGGACAACAAAAGATCCATATTTTCCAAATCTTTAGAAACAGATATCATTAATGATATCGCGCCTCCAATAGCAGCAATAACAACCGCAATAGCTACAATGCTTGCAATAACGCTTCCATTTATAGGTTTAATAGCTGATAAGCCAGCAGCTAAAAGGCCTATTACTACCAACAAACCTCCAATAGAAGCAGCTGCAGCAATAATATAACTATAAGATCCAGAAAGTTTTGCTAATAAGGAAAAACTTGTAATTATTGCACCTAGCTCTTTTATCATTATAGCGATAAGAGCTAGTCCTCCAAGTAAACTAAGATTTACACCTTTATTTGGCAATACTTGAAGTAAAACAATAAATGCAGTAATAAATCCAAGCATCCCTCCAAGTACCCATAATTCTGCTTCCCAATTAGTATCAAAATGTCGCAATACTGATAAACTAACAAATACAGCAGCCATTGATAATAATAAAGGAGTCATAGCTAATAAAATCGCCGCTATTCCAAACAATGCAGTCGATTTAGTAGCCATCTTTTTTGCATCACTATCTTTTGGAACATATGATATAGCAGCAACAAGTACGGCAAGAGCTATAAAAATACCAGTAATAATATTAGCTGCTTCTTGAACTACTTCTGGTCCAGCGATCTTTACTACCAACATCATAATCGCCATTATTGCTGCTATTTCAGCAATAATGATGCCTAAAGTTGTCATCAACGTTACAACCCAAGGGGATACAGATTTTTCAAATTTCGTTCCATCTTTTTTCTCAATTTCAATATCAGAAATAAGATTCACGAACAAAACCAAAGCACCCATTATTCCAAGTATTAGCCAACCTGCAATCTTCAATGATTCGTAATTTCCTTTAAGAATCTTTACAAATCCAGTTAATACGATTAATGTACCTGCTATCAATGCTATAGAAGTTGCAAATTCACCAAGAGTATCAATAAAATCAGAAATATCTAAATGTCTCTTTAAAGATGCTAATAAGCCACTTAAATTACTTCCAAATAAGAGAAGTTTAAGAGATGCAATTGTTAAAATAATACTTTTTATTGCTGAAACAATTGGAGACTCTTTTGAACCAATATTTACATTCAGATTGTTTATTTTCTTATTTGTGAAAAAATCTAAAATAGTTTCAATAAAATTATTGCCTTCTTTTTTATTTCCAGAAAATACAGAAGATATACTTTCTTTTAATCGACCAAATAGCCCTTGAATATGCTCTGTTTGATCTGATAAATTAAATAATCCGCCTTTTTTGTCTACATCATAGCCAAATAAATATTTTCTTAAATTTTCAAGAGCAGTCGTAACAGATCCATTCGCATCTGCAAATATCTTTTTTATATCTCTAATTTTTGTTTCAATATAAGAACAAAAAGAAGCAAACCAAGGATGATCTGCTTTTAATTGTTCAAATTTTTCTTTTAAACGATCTATTAAATTACCTTCACGAATATAACGATCTTCCCATTGTCCCGTCTCATTATTCCATATTCGTCCAGCATATTTTTTCTGTCCAAGAAAAAAATCCATAATTCCAGTTTTAGCTTTCTGAATATAACCAGGAAGCCTTTTAAATAAATTTTCAGTTCGTTTTCCTTCTTCATTAACAGGACCGAGGAAAAATGTTAGAAAAGTATCTGGAAGATTTTTTGCTTGCTCTTTTAAAGTCCCAATAGCAATTCCGAGTTTTCCAAAAATATTATTTTGTATAGCATTTCCTTCAGAATCTTTTTCTCCAAAAATAAATCGTTTAACTGTTTGAAAAGCCTCAGATGAAACAAATGCATCATATTTTGCTTTTATAGAATCGATAGCACCAGGAATTCTTTTAAAACCATCATCAGTCTTTTCCCAATCAAGTCCTAACCATCTACGAAAATTATTTACTGCATTTATTACAGCTTTAGTAATATCTTTTATTTTTTGAATAATCGGAGTTAATTTACCATCAACATGAACAACTGTTTCTTCTAATGTATCCATGCTCAATGTTTCTTTATCATAACCAAATAATAAAGTTTTTATATCATATAAAATCGCACGAATACGTTCAAAAAGATTTAATTGTTCAAGCTGCTCTTTTGTTGAAAAAATACCGCCAGCAGCGTTTTTCATTCCGGAATCGGTGGTCTTTTTACCAAATATAAAATCATGAATCGCCTGAAAAGCAGGAGAATCAAATATATCCCGAACAGCATATTTGATCTTATAAAATATATTTGGCTCGTTTTCCTGTCCACCACCAAAAACAAAATCATGTATTGATTTATAAGCAGAAGATTCTGTTATCTGTATAATTAATCCGCTGATCTTTCCAAATAAATTCGGGATATCATCAGACCCATTCTCGCCTTTTTTACCAAATATAAAGTCATGAATGGACTGATATGCCGATGATTTTGCTATTAAATCGATCGCGGTCCCGATTTTGCCAAATATATTCTTTTTCTCGGTTTCACCTTTTTCATTCTTTCGACCAAATAGAAAATCATGAATCGATTTATAAGCGGGAGAATCAACTAATATTCTTACAGCTGTACCAAATTTGCCAAAAATATTGTTTTTAATAATTTTCCCTTCAGCGTCTTTTATGCCAAAGAAAAAATCTTTAACAGGACTAAAAATATCATTAAGTTTCTTTCCTATATCTTTTAGTCTTTCCCAGAAAGCAGTTGCTTTATCATAAATTCTGACAAAAGCGCCCTCAATCGGAGTTCCATCTTCCTTTTGATAACCAAACATAAAATCAGCGACTTTTTTGATGGTATTCAATAATCCGTCAAATATCTTTCCACCAAGACCATTACCAAGACTACGAATTTTGTCTTTTAAATCATTTAGAAGACCACCAGTATGAGTTATGACAGTATCAACATTATTTGAAAATAAACTTTGTACTTCATGTATCTCAAATTTCCCAAAAATTTTTTCTTTTATTTCATTTATTTTTTGAGGAATAGATCCAAAAAACGTTGATAGCTCAACTCTAACTTTCTCGATTGTCTTAGATACATTGGCCGGCAAAACAGCAAGATGATCTTTATATATAGAAAAAATATGATCGAGCATCCCTGGAACATGAGCTTTTTCAATATCGCCCCAAAAACCAGAAAAAGCTGCTTTATTATTTTCTAATACATCTTTTACATCATAGCCATGCCAGAAACGATTCCATTTCGTCTGAAGACCACCATGAAAAAAGTTATAAATACCTTCTTGAACTCCTTCAAATGCCTCATCTGAATAATTGAGTACATTTGTAAAAAAAGAAAAACCATTAATCAATTTTTCAAGAAAACTTCCTGAACCAGTTAAATCTGAGATACCATTTCCAATTTCAACAATCGTTAAATACAAATTTTTAAAAGTATCAATTAAATTCTGAAATCCGCCAATTAATTTATCTCGGCCGCCAAATTCTGTCAAACTGCCAAAAAATCCTTCTTCTGGCAATAATTCTGTAATCTTCTTTACGAATGTTTTATAAGAAGAATACTGTTCATCCAAGTATTCGACAAAATCACTCTGATATTGATCCCATGGAATTTCTAAACCTGCTTTATATTCTTCAGCAAGTTCGCTAAGCATTTCATAGTTATAACCAAGTTTTTCTACTTCTTTTTTCTGTGTTTCAATTTCATTTCCAAACTGTCCGCCAACAAGACGAAGAACTGTCTGTTTTAATGAAACTGTTCCCGCTTTAAGTTGCTTTGATAACTTTAAAGCAGCGTCTGCCTCTTTATCAAAATCAACTGCTACTTGTTTAAATGCATCTTCAAGTGATGAATTATATATATAATCAGCATTATCTTTCAATAAATCTTCAAGAGAGGTATAAGCTGAAAATAACTGATCAGCAGCATCAACACCAAGATTATTCTTAGTCATCTCATAAAGTTTATCGTAAAGACGATCATTCATTTCATTGCCATCTGGCATTTCATTAAGCATTTTCTGATAATTGGATTGCATTATATCAGAAAGCATATCATTACGACGTTCGCCACCACTGGCAAAAACATCATACATGTCATTTGCCAAATCAGTCCAAAGTTTCTTTGCCTGTTCGTAATTACCAAAAATAATTTCAAAAGTTCTCATCCAACCGGATGATACGGCATCTGCCGTTGCAGCTACAGCTTCAGAGAATTTTGTTGCTTCCTGGGCACGCATAAATGCTTTAGCGCCAAGTGTATCCATTGCAACACCTTCTGATTCAAGGAGTTGAATTGTTCTGGATACAGTAAGATATGCTCCATCATGTTCTTCAGCCCATTGTTCCTGACGATCGTGAACAAGATTAGCAAATTCATTATATTTTTTCAAAGCAGAATTTAAAACATCTGTTGAGAACCATTGCTCCTTTAATGAATTACGCATGTTTTCAGCAGTAACTTCAAATTTACCATTTAAAGTTTTAACAGTACCATCTGCTGTTTGCTGTAAGGTTCCCATTTCAAGCGCGGTTTCAATAACAGTCTCTTTAAATTCTTTTGTAGCCATATTGGCAAGCTCGATCGAACGCCAATCTGTAAGACCAACATAGCCCATGCCGATTGCCTGAGAAAGATTATACATTGCCCGACTTGCCTGCTGAATGCCAGCACCTGAAGCTGCTGCCCAGTTAGAAATACCCATCATTGAGTCGACAGCGGTATCAAGATCAACACCTGCAGATGTAAACTTACCAATATTATTGACCATGTCAACAAAATCATAAGAAGTCTCGTCAGCAAACCAGATCAACTTCTCAAGCTTCTGATTTACAACATCGATGCTTTCACTGGTAGCAGAAATAATTGTCTGAACAGCAGCTGTTTTTTGGTCATATTTTGCCCAACCAGCTGTCAGCTGATCAACGGTCAAAGATTTTGCCATCTTTGCACCGGCATCAACAATTTTACTTGTAATATTGCCAAGTACGTTCGCAGCAACCATTTCAAGCATATTAAACTTTACAGTAATTCCCTCAAGAGAATCCTCAAGAGGCTTCATGTCACACTTAGCAGCTGCTGCAGAAATATTTTCAAAACTTTCTCCGGCATTCTCAAAATCCAGAGATTCTTTTAATTTATCAATTGTCTTGATGCTTTGATTAACATTTCGTTCAAAGTCGGCATTATCAAACCGCATCTCAACAACACGTTCATCAAGAAGTCCATCGCTCATAGATTTTTAACCTCCTCCCAAGAAGCTTGCGCAAGTTCTTCAAAAATAGGCTGAATGGCAGGCTCAATATAATGTAGCCCTCGAACCCATCCGCCACCACGTGTTCCGTGACCGATGTCAAGAATAATGGCGATGTTTTGGCCATTTTGAATGTTTGAGTTTAAAAATCTGATTGAAACGGAACCTTTATTATGTTCTATCTGGTAATACCATGAATCTCTCGTCAATCCTGTACGTACCGGAGTAACAGATTTCAGAGCATCAACACCTTTTTGACCATACTTATCCAAAATGCCGAGATTCATGGTTTCTTTTAACTGTTCAAAGTAATTTGTCAATTTTTTAAAATTGCCCTGATGTCTGAACTTAATCATCTGCACCACCATAAAAAATTAAAACAAGCTGCTTTTTTCGCGAAAACAGCCTGAAAATGTCAAATTTAAAGAAAATGAGGGGCTGAAATCCAACCCCTCATTCATTCAAAAGGATCTGTGTATCCTCATTATTACGCGCAATCCATACAGCATTATAAAAAGGAAGACATTCACAAAATATCAATCCGTTTTTTTCAACTGTATTTCCAGTATAGTAATATTTTGTCCCGTAAGGATATGCAACTTTTTCAGAAAAATTGCAATTATGATTAAATGCACCGGAAGGTGCAACGATTGAAACAATTCCAGGTTCGATCTCCTGAGGATGAAATTCCTCATAAGTTTCTGAAGGAACATAATCTGAAATTGTATCGTCGACGGACATCATCGGAAGATTAAACGGATTAAAATGAGTTCGAAAATCATTCCATGTCGTCCTTGCTTCGAAATGCAAATGCGGTCCCGTTGAGTTTCCGCTACTTCCGGAATAACCGATCACTTCACCCTGCTGAACCTTTCTGCCAACAGCAGTAAAGCGAATAGCACTAAGATGCGCATAAAGAGTTGCATGTTTTATATCATGCTCAATAATTACACAATATCCATAACCGGTCTGATCATAAGCTGCATAACGAATAATGCCTGCCTCAGAAGCCATAATGGCTGTACCTAAAGGACATCCATAATCAATACCGGTATGAAATGAAGAAGTTACCGTTTCCCCATAATACTGAGTTATCGGCCAGGAACCGCTAAAAGGCTGACGATAAGACATCATCCCTCAACTTTCGGCGGAAGTTCTTCTCCATTCAACTTCAGTTCTTTTACAGCAGCTTCAATGTAAGCTTCAATCACGTCAAGATCAAGAATAATGCCTTTTGCAGAAAGATACTTTTTAATGACCATCTTAGCATATTCTTTCTTTTCCTGACCTCTGCCTCCACCAAAAATCTGTTCAGCAGCTTCAACTGCTTTTTTCGAAATCACTACAAGGATCTCATACAATTCAGGATTCTTATCCCGAACTTTTTTGAAAATTTCAATACATTTGCCGATCATCAATCCGGCAGCCGAGGCAACAAGCATCGGGAGCGCGACCTCAAGAACGGCCTGAAGCATTTTATTAAAAAGTTCCATATTCACAGCTTTTTCCTTTAATGATCGATAACAATGTTATACCGAGAAGCTTTTTCAGTGATTGTACGATTCAGCAAAGTACGAAATTCATCAAGTTCTCTATTTGAGGCTTCAATATCTTCAATGTGGTCTCCTTTAAGGGCAGACAAAGAAAGATAATGAAGACAATCACACATAACCTGTTGACCACGAAGCGTGATGTAATTATCCATTTCACGCTCTTTTTCGTTCTGTTCCTGTTTAATATACACACTATCAAACTTCTTATCGATAAATTTGGTGAACCATTGTTTTACAACAATCCCAACAATAATGACCACCAAACCGCCTATAGCAATTAATGTTCCGCTGTCTAGTTCCATACTCTATCCTTTACTGTTCAATTGTTTTCTTCGAGCTGCATTCAGTGCGGCGTTTCGGCTCATTATGTCTCGCGGATTTTGCTTTTTTGCGGGAGTATTTTTAATGCTGCAAACCCTGATCAAAGTCAGAAGCCTGTTCAAATGCCACTTCTGGCATTCAAAAGGAATATTATATGAAATCATCCAATAATAGATCAATTCTGAAGTAATTGTCTCATGCCCCTTAGGTCCAGGCATTTCCCGAACATAGGTAGCAGTCATCGGAGATTCAATATACTCATTTACCTTCTGAATGTTTTCTTTCGTAAAAAGATCATACACTTTTGGATTAACATTCTGTGTCAATGTCATGCATCGAATATAATCCATTGTTTCTTCAAAAGTTTTTGGTTCTTTAGAAAGAAAAGGTTTACACCATTTTGCTTCCCATTTTGAAATTGAGACAAGAGAATGCTCCAATTGAAGCGCTTGACCTTTGGTATAAACAAATTCCTGACTTGTCTCATTCCATTCTTCACGCGAATTAATTGCCAAATGGAGCATAACTATTTATCTCTATCAATTAGCAGAAGGCAAAGTTGCCTGTTTCTGCTGTTTAGCCACTTCCGCAGCCATGTCTGCAGGGATAATACCGTTCACAAACTTAGATGCAGCGTCTGAATCAGAGGCGAGCTCCATGAACAGCTCAGAATAGGCCTCTGTCTGTGAAAAAGCTTCAGCAAGCTCTTTCGTTTTTACAAAACGCTTACCATCAGGGCTCTTCTCACCATAAGACTTCATGATAATATCTTTGAAGACCTTAATAATCGACGGCGCATCCTGAGTTTCAATAATACGATTGATCATTTCAGTCAGGCCACCGGTGGTGCTCATTTCCATTTCCATAATTTCAGCCTTGGAAAGGTTGAAATAAAAATCTTCTTCACGTTTTGTTCCATTGTAATCAGTATATGCAATACGCTTTACTAACATTATTAAATGTTCCTTTCGTTTTTAAATGAAGAAGAGGGAGTCTCACTTAAGAAACTCCCTCAACTAAAATTATCTAATTAAGCCGGAACCTGACCGGTAGTAATAATGGTATAAACCTGATCCGGAAGAGGAAGCCACGGGTCAGTAGCTTCGGAGGCATTTGTACCAGTAGTAGCATCCTTACCATAAAGAACATCTTCAAGAATAGCAAGCTTCTCAGAATCAACTTTCGTTGAATCAATAGTGATGCAGGAAACCGGGTTATGACCAGAGACATTCACCGGAATGGTGCTGATTTCATAGCTGAAGGTGATCGCTTCCGGAGAGTCATTGATCGTCTGATACTGACGTTCGGAAGGAGAAGCCTTACAACCATAAATCAGATGCAGCTTGTAGCCATGAGCATCACCTTCAGTATCATTACCAATAACAGTGCGATAGCACAGACCAAAGGTCTTACGAGGCTGCTGGCCAAGCATAACACCGTCAGTCAGAGCAGCAGAGCCATCACATTCGGCCCATTCATCAGGGTAAGTGTAGCATTCAATAGTAGCACCGAATTCCTCAGCGGAATACAGGTTCAGGTATTTAATATCATCCGCATAAATAGCATTCGCTTCAGCACCGGACGGACTTTCGGAAACAGAACTCAGGCCGTTCCAAGCAACACCCGGCTTATAACCATTTGTAGAATCATAGGGGTACAGAACCCCGTTTTTCAAACCAGTTTCATAAAGATGAGCACCAGAAGCATCCCAAACAATTTTACTCATAATAATTTCTCCTATAATTAATAGTAAAGTGTAAAGCCATCGTGATTTAAATTTTCGCTAACAAAATGAGAAGTATGTCTACATTTCGGAAGCCTAGAAATATCATAAACAATATGGCTATCTGGATTTTGATCTATAACGATGACTTCATACGCGGTGTCTTGTTTATATACACCATCATCAGCCGAAAGATTATCAATGCTCTTTCGGGTATATACAATCGCGGGGTAATTCATTCGAACATTGGAAGGAGGCTCAAAGTAGACATTTCTGCTGCCAAGAATTCCTTCAAGAATCCCCTGAAGCTCAATTCGTCTACTCATTATAGAGTCCTCCCAAAGATAAAATAAGCCGAGGTCGTTGGACCTCAACTTCAGATATCTTCCATTTCGATCCCATATAAATCACATACCGCATGGCATGAAAATTTTCATAGGCAAAGGGATCGGCTATGATGCTCAAACGATTGGAAATCTCAATATCATCATTCTGGTGTCCAGAACTTTGCAAACGCCGCGCATTACGAGTTTCATCACCATAATAAATGCGTTCTTTTATGGATTCTGTCCATACCCCGGGAGCCGTTTCTGATTGAACAGCATAGCCGATTTTTCCACAAAACCTTGCCATTTTGAATTAATTCAATTAGTTACCAGGAAAACCGTGATCGGTATCATTCGGAATTGACGGAACAAGCGGGCTCTCCTGAGCATCCGGAGAAACAGTCGCGAATTCAAGCGCAACTGCAGAGAACGGCATTGTCAGCGCACCGGAACAGCGGGTTTCGATCAGGTACTTCTGAGCATTGAAATCAATGTCAAAGTCATCAAACATGTTGACAGAACCGCCATTATCAGCACCGACATTATAGTCATTCATGTTGACATAAATACCGGCAAGAACGAGTTCGTTGTTGTTGGAATCATAGCGGGACTGACCTTCCATCGGAGTGACGGTAACGATTTCCTTCACACGAAGAACAGTAGCGAGCTTATCAACAGAATCATAGATCAAACGACCGTTAAGATCTTCCAGCAAAAGCATAGAAGTGAGCATATCTTCAGTGGTGAAGAGCGTCGGATTACCGGAACCCTTGTACAGTTTGCGGGACTTGACACAAGCCTTAATGAAAGCTTTCGCCTTTTCATCATCAGTAGCGTTTGCCGCATGGACAATGGGGTACTTCACGGTAAACAGATCAGCATCCTTCCAGATCGGGCGAATGCACTGTTCATTAATCTTATCGTCGGAAGAAGAAAGACGACCATCACCGATCAGGAAAGCACGAGCAAGTTCCTCATCCAGCATCATGCGCATTTCTTTCTTCATGAAAGCAACGATATCAAGCGTGGTGACATCAATAACATCATCACGATCGAGTTTCTGCTTTTTGTAAACAGTTGTCGGGGTGGTGGCACGCTTCAGAAGTGAGAATACTTCGTCTTTCTTCTGATTGCCCTTCATATAACCACGGGCACGAGCTTCGTCAGCGGTAATATCCGCAAAACTGGAGCGGATACGGCTGAACGGAGTATGATGAACTCCACCCATAACCTTGCTAACCCATCCAGTATCGCGCTTGATGAACTGCGGAGTCGCATCAAGATTGCGTTCTTCAGGGAACAGGTAATCAATATTGGTAATGCCATGAGCAAGGAAAGTATCCTTCAGGCTGGAACTGTGCTTAGCATCCGCAAAAATTGCTTCAAGGTCGCTGTGGCTCAGAACTTCATCATAATTTTCTTCATCTTCAAATACATTGTGTTTCACGGATTCATCCTCCTCTTCATCTCCAGCCTGTTCATCTGCGTAGCTCGCACCATCTCGGAGTGCTTCGCCAATCATCGCATGCAAAACGGCCATCTGGTCTTCATCAAAAGTGTCCAGGACATCCTGGATAGTCTTACTATCTGCCATATCTTCTTCTCCTTCGTCTTCACTGTGCTTTACTTCTTCTTTTTCTTCGTCTTCAGACTCTTCGTCTTTGCTTTCTTCTTTAGAAGCACTGTCACGAAGGGCTTCACCGATCATCGCGTAAACGACAGCTTTTTGTTTATCATTAAGAGTATTAAAAACATCACCGACAGTTTCTTCGGATTCTTCTTTTTCCGCAGGTTCCTTATCGGAATGAGCGAAGTTAATTTCTTCACCACTATAAATAATGGCTTCATCATCGTCCCCTTCGCCATGGACCATCACGGAGTCAATAAAAGCACCGGGATTTGCGCCGGCAAGAACCAAACTTACTTCACGGATCGCGCCATGAAGAACATTTGACCCCTGCTGTTTCAGTTTATTAGCGTAAATCGAGAGAGCAGAAACATCGCCGTGTTCGACCAGGATCTTGGCGTTTCGGCCAGACTCTGTATCATTAAATTTGCAGTATGCATAAACGCCTTCATCACGATTCTCAAGCAGTGCATGCCCGAGAACATTTTCAGGCTCATTATGCTGGTGGTTCCATACCAACGGAACAGTCATTCCATCGTTATCCCGAAAAGCATCACGCAAAATAACGCGACCATCCGAACAACGAAGATTATTCCGAGTAGCCCACCCTGAAAAATCATAGGTTTCTGACATACTCACCTCTAAAACCATGGACTAAGTTTTTTAAACAAAAAAGCCCTATTCGGGCCGTTTTTATCTCACTTATTCCATTTTGAATTATTTATTCAGTTTCGTATTCTTCCTGATTCGGTTCCAATTCCTCTTCAGGATAAGCTTCTGGATCTTCTTCCTCATATCCTTCTTGCGGCATGTTACGATTCATCAGCATGTCCGCCTGAGGATCTTCAGCGGGTTTCATACCGATAATCTGTCTGAACTCATTCGGAGCAACAATGGCATTCCTGGAAAGAGCATCAGCAGAACCGGCAAGGTCATTCAATGTAACAAAGCGGAACGCATCGATAAAGAACTTGATCGACTGTCCTTGAGTCCGAGCAGTCTTCGTCAAAAACTTTCGCTTTAATTCATCACAGATCGCAGAAAGAATCGGCTCAATGGTACGATTGTTATAATTCAACATTGACATCGCATCTGCTGTGCCATCCAACACTGCCTGATTGATCCCTAACTGGCTATATAGCATACTCGTCAAGTATTCAATCTGACCCATCAGATTGTTTTCCACAGTACGATTCAACTGCGTAATTTTTTCAGTACCATCCGTGTAAGCTATGCCGTATTTTGATCCGGCAAGCTGCTGTTCGATATCTTTCCTGCGCTTTTCAGCCTGTTCTTTTCGTGCTTCATTTTTGATCACATAAGGAAGCTGAATAATCAGATCCAATTTTCCGGAACCGCTTTGTTCATCAATCACATCCAAAAGATTCAGTTTTCGGATAAGACGCTGAAGCGTTGAGTTCCGTTCATTCATTACCGCATAAAGCGGGTTTTCAATAATACCGACGCTGGTCTTCGGAAGAACAAGTTCTTCTTTCTGACCGGTTCTGTCATTATAAACGCTGACTCTTACATGCTGCGGATACCATTCGACAATCTTTCCGGTGCGCATTGTATGGATCTCATATGAATTATTTTGACGTGGATCCACAGAAGTATCGATCGGAACAATAGCTACCGTACCTTCATCGAGCATTGACATAACAACATCCTGAATAAAAGCACGCCCAGTCTGATCAATATTTGCTTCAAGACTCAAACAATTATTCAGTGAAGAATTTATTTCTCCAAGATATTGATCATTCTCGTTTGTACGGATATGACGAATACGAACTGCGGCAACATCTAAAGCGATCCGGTTAACTACAGAAGTAATAATGGAGCGCTCATTCCCAGGCGTTAACCGGGGGCGATCAGGTCGAACCGCATAAGACGATCCAATATCTCGAAATTCCGGAAGCGTCGGATCCTTATTATTTAAAAAAGCATTCCAGGCCTGTTTCAGCCTGGCTGAGAATGTTAACTCCATAATCTATTAAACTCTTGTTCCGTAACCTTGTGTACGTGCACTCTTAGTAGACCCTTTAATCTTCTTTCTCGGAAGACTTGAAGTGGGCTGCATATTAGCTTCTGCACGATTATATCCACTATTAGTTTTATTCATCTGATATCTTGCAACATTATTTTGAGCAGTAATTTTCTTACTATTCCCCATAAATTTACTAAGGAATTTATCAACCTGTTTGGACATACCGATATTATTCAGAAAATTATTTACTCCCATAGCAACACGCATCTGTGCGGACTGAATAAACGAATTAATAGTGTTTCCAACTCCACCTTTTACTTTAGATGTTACATAACTATGAGCTGCTTCACGCTGTTCTTTTTTAATCAACTGCTCAAGATGAGATAATGCAGTGGTATTTTCAATCTTTGAATCACGATAATCTTTATTACCGGTTTCAAAGAATTTGTGAACCATATCTCTAACACCGGCATAAGCCTGTCTCGCAGAATCTTTAAATTTATTGATCTGATCAGTAGCATAACCCTTACTGGTATTCCACATACTGGAAAGTTTGCTTTTTACTGATTTACCAGCCCAAGATCGAGCATTAGAATTCGTTGCATAAAATTGAGCTCTTTTGGCAGCATTGCTTACTGATGATCCAGCATTACGAGCTGCCTGTCCAGCACGACCGGCTACAGTATGATACTTACCTTTTCCTGCTCCATCTTCAACAATCTGGCTATTTGATCTTCCGCCATGACCAGCACCTAAACGAGCTCTAGCTGTTTGACGATAAAGAGCCTGAGTTGTATATTTATTAGGAATACTCGGATTAGCTTTTCCACTATTTCCACCACGATATTTAATGGATGCACTTGGATCGTAATTTTCAGCAGAAGGTTTCATTCCTTTTGCATAAATATCTTCTTTCCACCAAGTTGTACCGGGTAAATGTTTACCCCATTTCATGCCAACACGACCGGCATGATACAATTCATCAACCTGGTCGGCATGAAAAAGGGTTCCATCAATAATATAATATTTATCTTCGGATGCCATGTTTATTCCTCCACTATTTAAGTTCTTTCATTGCTCTATCATAATATTTCTTACTTAATTGCTCTGCATATTTATAATAAGCATCCGCCTCTTTTGATCTATTTTCCGAATACCATTCATTTAATAGATAATCATTGACAGGCATATCTTTACATATTGGTAAAATATTTTCCGCAATATAAGTATTTAATTCTTGATTCATTTCTCTTGACATTTTACTAACTTTGTATTCTGGAGAGGATCTAACTTCCGGATGAATTGCTGGATCATACTGCTCTGTAATCCATCTTGCTCCTAAATCTGTCAAAAAAGTCGTATCATCAAAAATCATTTGTTTAGCTTCATCAGTTAATTGACCGGTTTCAGTATCATAAAAGAATTTACCACCTTCTCTAGTCAACCCTTTTTTCGTTTTCGGATCCATAGCTGCAAAACCAGCAGCAATTGCTAAAGCACTACCAATAGCAGCACCACCTGCAGCACCCATTGGAGTAAAAGATCCCGCAACAGTTCCAGCGCCAACTAAACCACTCATTAGTCCGATATTTCTAGCTTTTCCAGATTTTGATTCTTGATTTTCTCGATTAAAAAATTTCCTGTATCCTTCTTCGGTTAATGTTTTCTTACCATCAGAACCGGTTTTTAAATATCTTTCTCTTCCTTCAGGAGTAAGTGTGCCATCAGGATTTTGATAACGCCTTATACCCCATTTCATACCAATAATTCCCCAATGCTTCAATTCATCATTTTGATAAATATTTTCATCAACAGGATCAAGCATTATCTGTCACCTCCTCACTCAAATGCTTCACGATTCAGTTTAAAGGCGACATAAGCATCCATCATAGCTGCTACCGCATCAATCTTCTGATCGTATCGTTTCTTCAAAAGTTTTCTGTTACCATTTGTATCCTCAATCGTGATACAGTTACCCATTGTAAAAGACATCAACTCTTCATCAAAGAGCAACATACCTTCTTCGGAAAGTTTCTTTAATTCTCCTAAGGGTACAGATTCTGTCCGGGCGCCCTGCTTCACCTTCTCAATACCAAAAGATCCGTTTTCCTGTGCCCAGCGTTCAATAAAATCACGGGCGTTATAAGGATCGTATCCAACACAACGAACATCATACTGACATTTCTGAATATGCTCATCAAGATCTTCGTAAACTTCCATCATATTTAGAACTGCACCGGGTAATACGACAAGACTTCCTTCATTCATGAAGCTGTCATATTTGATCCGCATTGCAGCTGGAAGTTTATGCAGTGTAGACTCTGAAATATAATTTCTTGTCTTTACACCAAAGGATCCGTTTCGTAATGGGAAAAGAAACGTAAACGCACAAAAGTCATCCCCCTGTGAAAGGTCGCATCCCAATGCGCAAGGCATTTTCCAAAAATCACGTTTCCTATGCGGTATTGTCTCTTCATAGGTAAAGTAATAGGTATAGCCTTCCATCGGAATACCAAACCGTTTCGCAAGAATATCATTTCTTGCAGCAGGAGCTTTCTCTGCACGCTCAACATCTAACTGGTACACTTCATAAGTAACAGTCTTCCCGATATTTGGCTGAGCTTTCATCCACATTTCCGGTTTATTTACTTCATCAAGGGAATCCAGTTTATAATACCAGATCGATACATGAGGAGCATAATATTCGCCCTTCAGAATATCCATCAATTCCATCTTGATCGTATCACCGGCACCATTCCGAACAGTACCTTCGGAACTAATTGCAAGAATCAGATAATCATCCAACTTGGATGCACCTTGTTCAATTGCACCAACAACATCTTCACGAATATCTCCGGAAAGCCATTCATCGACAGTGTTTACTTTTGTACGAAGTCCATTCAATTTTGCAATCGACATCGGACGGATCTCAAGAAGAGAACCAGTAAGAAAATTTTCAATACCTTTCTTCGTAGAAGCAAGCTTCTGACGTTCGATCCTTTTTCCGGTGGTATTTTGAAGTGAACCTTCCGTTAAAAATTGAAAAAGCGGACCTCGGGCCCGCGTTATTGCTGTTCGAATCGGCGAAAGCACTTCGTCTGCCTGCTTCATTGTCGGAGCAGTTGTGATCTGATGCGTAGTTGATGTATCAACATTCAAAAAATAAGACTGAATACAAGACGCGTACATGGACTTTGCAGCGCCACGTGCAACGATCAGGTATTGCTTATTGATCAAACGTTTTTTAATTCGTTTATTTACGTATCTTCCGCCATGACCATCCGGATTGGGCTGATAAACACTTCGATCTACAAAGTAATACCAGCCAAATATCTGTTCTGCCCAGAGTTTAAAAGTGTCCAGGAGATGCAGATCCGTGCCATCAGTCAGGGTCAATTCATTTTCACAATAAGAAATAAAGCCTTCTACGGCTTGATCATCATAATAAATATTGCGGTCCCGTATCAGGTCGTCGATACGGTTCATTTCCATTGAGATCTCTTTACATACCGGGATCTCACCACGCAACACCTTCTGACGAAACTCACCATAGTAGCGTGGAGTAGCGGTATTGGAGAGCATTATTTTACTTTATTATCCGGATCAAAAATGACGATCGTCTTTCCAGAATCATCTTCAACTACTTTCCAATCACCATCAATGATTGGCTCTTTTTTTTGCTTTTCAGATTTTGTGTTAGGCTGCGTATAATAGTTATAAGTGTTATAAGTATTATTGTCATTCTGTTTCTGGGAATTATCATCTTTTTTCTTATCATCTTTTTTCTTATCGTCTTTATCGTCTTTGTTATTAATATTAAAAGCATATTTCATATAATCATCCATATACTTTTCAGGAATATTTATTCCTAAACTTTTCAACAAAGCATCAATAGCACCATATTCACTAAACTGAACCGTTTTCCCTAATAATTGTTGCGTTGGTTCGACAAAAGATTTATATAAAAACGTGTTCGTTTTCTTTTTTGGAGCTGTTAATTCTCGATAGTAAGCTTCTGCTTTAATACTGTCATTTCTTGCATTATAAAAAGCTGCTTCTGCTTGATATCGTTTTGTCATTTTTCTAATTTCTTCGTCAGACATTTTGCTGCCAATATTATTCGATAAATTTTTTGATTCACCAACACCATATCGAATTCTACCAGCAGCTGTTAAGGAACCGTCTTCATTCTGATAACGACGAACGCCCCATTTCATGCCAAGAATTCCCCAATGCTTCAATTCATCAGATGTCATTTTATATCACCTCCTGTTAAAATAAAAAATAGGAGATGCTTCAAATATGATCTCCATTGAGTTTTTATATGATAAAATATTCTTATGAAATTAATTTCAATGGAATGCCCAAGCTGCAAAGCAAATCTCGAATTAGACATTGATAACTTAATTGCATATTGTCCTTATTGCGGCAAAAAATTATTATTTGATTTAGACCAAATGCAAAATATTATCGCTGAAAAAGAAAAAACAAAGCAAATTAAATTAATTCAAGATCATCAACTCGAAAAATTAAAACTCCAAAAAGAAATAGACAAAAACGATTCTCGAGAAACTATTGCAATCCTTTTATTACATTTTTTAGGACCAATAATCGCAATTGCTTTGGGCATATTTCTTTTTTGGATAATTGGTAAAATAATATTTTAAATAATATCGCTATCTCCAGCCGTATACAGCCGCCATTCCAGTTCTTTAATCAGATTATTCCGACTCTCATCAACTGAAGAGCTTGTGGCCGGATCAAATAATTGAGCTACTCGAAGATGAATAAATGATTTCACAAATTCGATTTTGGTCATATCATCCATAAAATCAGACCAGGTTTCGATCGGACCCGTAATCCGAAAAGGAGATGCAGGACCTACCCCCATCTGCCAGAGAATTCCCAAAATCGTATTAATATCCATAATAATATCTTGATCAAAACTGGTATCGAATTCCGCGATACCGAGCAGCTTTTTAATTGAATTTAAAATGCTTTCATCCATTATCGCTTTCTCCCATCGTGGAATAATTATGTAAAACAATATAATCTTTCAGGCAATATCCAATTTTTTCATCGTTGGTAATAACAGCATAAAATGACGGATCTATTGCATAATTCTCCAGAACGTCCACTTGTTTCAACATTGGAAATGCGCCCAATACATTTGATAAAATATCTTCACGTTCATAGATGTAGCACCAAAGACAATTAACTACAGTTCCTTTAGAACTATTTTGATTCCCCATCTTTCCTCCAAGGACAAGTGTCATTCGGTCTGCGTTCAACAGGATCCGCAGGGAGCAGATCTTCATTCCCATAATGGATTGCCTGATGCGTTCTATGCGAAACACAGATCAGATACTCCGGATTCAGGATGTCTTCTTCCCGATGAACAATATCATGATAGGTGATCGGATTCATATGATGAATCAGGATCTTTCCTCCGATTCGAAAACCATCTAATCCAAGATCATTTCCGTTATCTCTAACAATAACAATATCACGAACTCTTCGCCATTCCGGAGAAGTATAAAAGACCTGATTCAGCCAACGATCAAATCCGAAAGTTTCTTCACCGATCATGCCATTCAGTTTTAAATAATTGAATCTTTGTTTAAAAGTTGGAAGCTTAATTAGTTCTGAATATGTTCGCATAAAAATCATTCATCTTCATCTGAGTCTTCTTCTCCGCGATAATTACGCATGGCACTGAGCGCATTTGCATACAATTCTTCCATACGCTTTGCAGAATGCAATGCTTCTGTCTTCGCTTCGATCAACTCTTTTTGCTTTTCCAAAATTTCTTTTTCAATTCTTTCTTTGGTTGAACCAAGCTTCAGATAATGTGTAATTACCTGCGAGGAAGCGGTTCCTTCCATTAATTGCTTTTCAGCAAGATCTACGGCAAGCGAAATAAGCTGATTTTCACGAGCTTCGACCGACATTCCCGGTCTTCTTTTATGCTTTACCGGAGTATCGATTTCCTTCTCTCTCTTTCTCATATGCTTACCTCAAGTTTGTTACCAGTTAGAAGGCACTTTCAGGGGCTCAAAGTACTTTAGAAAGGAGTACAAAACCAAGTCATCAAACAAATGTGCAGGAACGAAAGGAAACAAATGTCACTTTAAGCCCCTAAAGGAACCTTCTAACAAAAAATAAAGAGGCCATGCGTCTAACACGGCCTCTCTAAAATATAAAACGAATCCCCAAATGTCCCCCGGGGAATTTTTGGAG